ACATAATACAGAATTATTAAATTTTGTTAAAACAGTTAATTTATATCATAATGATTTAATTGAATTAGAAGATGAATATTTTAAGTTAAATATTGAATTTAAACAAAATTTGAACGCATTACTAGATGATTCTATAATCAATTTAAACAATTTACATAATTTTATTATTTCATATAGTAAAAATAATACTTGGTTATTACATGCAATTGAAGAAGAAATAATTAATGAAAATGAAGAAGATGAAGAAGATGAAGAAGAAGAAGATGAAGAAGAAGAAAATGAAGAAGAATTAAATAATGAAGAAGAAAATGAAGAAGAAAATGAAGAAGAAAATGAAGAAGAAAATGAAGAAGAAAATATTAAAGAAAATAATGATAATAAAATAAATAATGAGGAAATAAATAAAAAAGAAATAAATAATGAAAAAAATAATATTTTAACACGTTTAGATGTTTTAAAAGAAAAAATTAATACAGATAATGATAAATTAATTAAATTACTTAATACAATTGAAATAAAATGTCAACAACAAAATTTAAAATTAGAAAAATTAGAAAAATATAATAATATTTTAAATTCTATTGAGAATGAATAAAATTTAATTAATTAATTAATTTTTAAAATAAATTTATTAATTTTTATTATTAATTAAATTAATTTTTTTTTTTTAAATTATTATATAAATATATAATAAATATGGAAAGAAAAACAATAGTGTCTGGAGTTTTAACATTAGTAGCAATTGTCCTTCTTGGATTATTAATAAATAATTACAATAATAAAAAAGATGAAGAAGATATTATTGATGTTGAAGAATTTGAAAACAATGTTATTCCATCAGAAAATAATAATAACGAAACACCTAAAGAAGTTGATTATCCCGCAACTAATGCACCATCAAAATGTTTTCCTCGTGACCGCTTAAGTGCTAAAGACTTACTTCCAAATAATGCTGCTAATAGTCAGTGGGCACAAGCAGCACCAGCCGGACAAGGTGAAGTTGATGGACGTAACTATCTTACATCTGGAAAACATCTTGGTGTTAATACTACTGGTTCATCATTAAGAAATGCTAATCAACAATTAAGAAGTGAACCACCAAATCCTCAAGTTCAAGTATCACCCTGGATGCAAACTACAATTGGTCCAGATCTCAACAGAAGACCATTAGAATAAATTATTTAAAATGCTATTAGTATTATTTAAAATATTATTAGTAAAAATTTAATTAATTATTTTTTATTATTATTTAAAATTAAAATTAAATAATGTAATAAAAATTTAGAATAAAAAAAATAATTAAAAATATTATGGACCATTCAAAAATATTATTAAAACCATTAATAGAATTTTATTCAAATCATAACAATTTAAATAAATTATTACTAATATTATTTTTTAAAAAATATAAAAAAAATAAAAATAATTTAATTCAAAATATTTTTAAAAATTCAATTCAAGATACAAAAATTTCATTAAGATTAATAGATTGGTTTGTAACTAATTATTGTAAAAAAAATACAATAATAATAAATATTATTAATAAAAAAACTAATAATAATGAAATAATAAATATTTATCAATCATATAAATCAAATTTAAAAGCATTTTCAAAACAATATTTTGACCCATTCAGAAGAAATAAAAAAATATTTTTTATTTTTAACATAAATTCTAATAATTTTAATATAATAAAAAACATAGATATATTAAATAATACAGAAATAAATAATAATATTAAAAAAGAAAACATAATTGAAACAACAATAGGACAATTAAATTTTTTTAAATGGATAATAGAAAATAATATATACGAATATATATGTATTCATAAAAAAATAATTGAGAATGATATGATTTTAATTCAAAAAGAGAACATAAAAAAAAAGAATGATAAGAATAATTTAATATATAAAAATATAAAAAACAGTGATGGTAGTATTAAAATAGTTACAAGAAAAAAAAGAGTTGAATTATCTAAATCAAAATTAAATAATATTTCTTTAATTCAAGAAAAAAGAATTGTATATTTTTAATTATCTAATTATTTTTAAATTTTTTCATAAAATTATTTATATTCATATAAAGATAACTTATATTTGAATAATTATTTAAACTAAAATTATATGGTATATTAACTAATTCATTTTCTGATATATGTGTATCATTATTTATTATATTATTTCTGTCTATTTTAAGTACTATCATTTTTAAATTATTCTTATCACAAATCTCTCTAATATATTCATATTCGTGAATAAATCTCAAATCTGATACAACTACTTGATTTCTATTATTTATAAAATTTTCAGTAATAAAAAAATTATTAAAAAATAATTTTATCCAAAATTTTTTTTCTATATTCGGAATTAATTCTTGAATTTTATATTGAAACATCTCTGTACCTATAAATTGCATCAATTGTCTTGTAGATACACCCCATTCTGGTAAAACTTCTTCTTTATGATTATTATAGTGATAATCATCAATATTAAAAAGCACTTTAACACAATCCTTTAATTTTTGTGTTATCTTATAATGTTTAAAATTATAATTATCTACTAAATATTCTGCTATCGTGTCTTTACCACTCTTCTTTTTACCACAGAGCAAAATTATATCTGGTTTATCCATTTTAATTTATATTTCTATTAAAATTATTAAATATACTCTATAACAATAGAGAAATTAATTTTTAAATACTTTAATTTAATTAATTAATTAATTAATTAATTAATTTAAAATATTTTAAAAAGAATTATCATTATTAGCCCAATCAATATATTTGTTTTGTTCTTTATTATTCTTTAAATACCATCTACCATTATGGTTTGTGTCTTGATTATATTTATTTAATTTTAATAAATTATCTGGTAAAGCAAAATATATTTTATGTTTAATTTTGTAATCTTTATTATTTTCCTTTAAATAATTATCTAAATATAATTGAATTCTAAACATTTCATTGTTTTTAAAAAATTCTTTTCTTTGTCTTATAAATTTTAATTGATAATTAAACATACTCATATTTATATATTTTCTCATTTTAATATTTTTAATAATATATAATAATTATTAATAAATTTTTTTGTATAATTGAATAAGTTAGATAATTTTTATATAAAATTTTAATCAAATTTTAAAAATCTTCTTCATATTCAATATCTATTTCTAATAATAATTCTTTCATTTTTTCTGTTGAAAATAACATTTGAACTTCTTTATATCCTCCAATATATTTACTATTTACAAAACAAAATGGAAAAAATTTACCTTTTGTTTGTTCTTTTAAATATTCTTTAAAATCTTCATCTAATTTATTTTCATTTTTATAAAGAAATGTATTATATGGTATATCTAAAACATTAAACATTTCTTTTAATTTATCACAATTAGGACAACCTTCTTTACTTATAACTAGAATTTTATTATTTTTTTTCAATAATTCATTATATTTTTGTTCAACTTTGTTAACAATCTTAATTTCTTCTTCGCTCATTATTATATTAATAAATTTAATTTTATTTTTTAAATTTTTTATTTTTCAAATTTTTTATATTTTTCTAATTCTTCTTCTGTTAATGGATTATCAGGTAAATTAGGTAAATTAGGTAAATTAGGTAAATTAGGTTTATTTATTTTACACAAATAATATTCTTTGTTTTTATTTAATAATTTATCTTCTTTATTTTTATTTAATAAATTATCTTCTTTATTTTTATTTAATAATTTTTTATATTGTTTTCTTTTTATTTCTATTTTATTTTTTTTACTTAAATTATTTAAATAATTATTAAATTTTTTTTCAGACATTAATTATAAATTAATTTATTAATTAAGATAATAGAAACAAATATAATTAAAGATAGACAAAACATCCTAAATAGATTTTTTTTTAAATTTTTAATTTCATTTATATTTATATCTTCATAATCATATTCTATATTAGTAGGTATATCCAATAATATTTCTTTTATTTTCATTATAATAATTAATTAATTAATTTAATTAACTAATTAACTAATTAAATTATTAAATTAATTTAATTAATTTAATTAAATAATTTAGTTTAATTTATAAATTATTTTTTATAAAAATAAATAATTTTTATAAACCACCACGTAAACGAAGAACTAAATGAAGTGTACTTTCTTTTTGAATATTATAATCCATTAAAGTACGATTATCTTCTAATTGTTTACCAGCAAAAATTAAACGTTGTTGGTCGGGTGGGATTCCTTCTCTATCTTGAATTTTTGCTTTAATATTTGATACAGTATCAGATGATTCAACTTCTAAAGTAATAGTTTTTCCAGTTAATGTTTTTATAAATATTTGCATTTATAAAAAAGAATAAAAAAAAATTTTTAATAAAATTTATTTAAATTAATTAAATATGAATGATAATAATTATTTAAATAATTTATATGATGATAGATTTTTTAAAAAAATAAATATGTTTGTGGGTGAAGATGAAAATGTAATAGAAAATAATTATATAAGTTTTGATGATAAAAGATTAGAAAAATATTCTAAAAATAGTAAATGTTTTATTGCTTTTAATGATGGTATTTTTAATTTAACAGAAATTAAAAATGAAATAAATGATAAATTTAGAGATTATATAGAAAATATAAATCCTATATCATTAATTAATAGTAGTGGTGATAGTGTTGGACCATATAAAATTTTTAATTTTTTTAAAAACTCAGTTGAAATAGAAAAAAAATTTTATGATGTAGGTTTTAATTTAGATTGTGGTATATATTATCCTAATAAAAAAATTAAACAAAATATTAAATTTTGTATTAATAATAAAATTAGATTTTTATATAGTATTTTGAGAAATTTAGATAATTATATTGAAGATATATATATAAATGATTCTCGAGTTAATTATAATAATAATGTAGAAATTATAACTGAATATATAGATGAATTAAGAAAATATGCTAATAATAATGAATATATAAATATTAGAATAATGACAGATAATAATTATGTAGGAATATATTTTTCAATGTATAATACATTAATATATTTTTTATTTTTAATATTTGTATTTTTAATATTTTTAATATATTTCATAGTCACTAAAAATAAAAAAATTTTGTATGCTTTAGTATTATTATCTTTAATATTAATATATTTTTATTATAAAAAAGTATATAAATTTAAAAAATCAAATTATAAATATAGATTGGAAAGTATATATAATAAAAGAAAACCAAATTATTTAATTAATTAATTAAATTAAATAATTTAAATCTATTATTTAATTAATTAATTTATTTAATTCTTGTAAATCATTTAACCATAATTGTTGTATAGTAGATTTTTTAATATTTTTCATTTCAATTTCTTTATTTTTTAATTCTTTTAACAATTCTTCTTTTTTTTCATAAGTTAAATTCCATATAGGCATTTTTATCAAATAATCATATGATTTATCTTTTATCTTAAATTTATTCTCTTTTAAATATTCCTCAATATTGCTTTTCTTATTATTTCTTATCTCTAATTTATTATTTATTATATCTAATATAAATCTAATTCTACTATCTAAATATTCTAATTCATCATTTAATTTATTAATAATATAATCTTTTCTTATTTTATACCATTTCAATCTAAATTTATAGAAATATATAATAATATCATTTATATTTTGTGCTTTCATTATAGCACCTTTTTCATTAAACATATGCATATTAGTAATAGATAAATTTTTAGTAGTAATCATTTTAAAGTTTTTTTCAAATAAATTAAAATCAGGATTTTTTTTATCGTTTTTCATCAATTCATTAACATATCCATCTTCAAATATTAATTTAAATTTAGCATCTTTTTCTGTATAATGTGATTCATAATCTTTAAATTTAGAATTTTTTTCTAATTCCTTTTCTAAAAATTCTTTATAATCTTGTGTCCATACTCCTATTGGTAATTCTTCTATCATTATTTCATTTGACGAAACTCTATTATATACACCTTTACTATAATATTTACCTTCTTGATTTTTATCAATAATACCTTTAAATCCTCTATAAAAAGGTTTTAATTCTTTTAATCCTTTTATATAATTAATAAAATCAAAATCAGCATTCGTATTTTCATCTTTTAAATCATTAAAATTATTGTGTTTTTCTAAAACATTAATATAAATATTAACTAAATCTTTTGGATTAAATGAAGGAATATTGCAACTAAAACCAGTTCCAATACCTATAACACCATTAACTAAAATCATAGGTATAATGGGTAAATAGAATTCAGGTTCAATTAAATCACCGTCTTCATTAATATAATTAAGAATTGATAAATCTTGTTTAGAGAATATTTTGAAAGATATAGGATTAAGTTCAGTGTGTATATAACGTGGAGATGCTGCGTCTTTTCCTGATTGAACACGTGAACCAAATTGTCCGTTTGGCATTAATAAATTAATATTATTAGAACCAACATAATCTTGTGCCATACCTATAATAGCATCTTGTAGACTTTTTTCGCCGTGATGATAATTAGCTTTTTCACTAACATACCCAGCGAGTTGTGCGACTCTAATTTCTTTAACTAAATTTCTTTGAAAACAACAATAAAGTATTTTTCTAGTTGATATTTTAAGTCCATCGCATATGGATGGCAATGAACGTCCAGTATCATAAACAGAGAAATGGATTAAATCTTTATTAATAAAATCTTGATATGAAACATTTTTATCATTATAGTTTAAAACATCATTTTTATTGTATTCATACAACCATTTTTTTCTATCATCTGCACGTGATTTATTAAATGCCAAATCAATTTCATTATCTTCAGACCATTTATATTCAACTGTTTTTAAATCTTTAAAATATTCTTTTGCTTCTTTGTTTGTTGAAGTACCTAATCCTTTATAATATTTAATATTCCATTTTTGGTTTTTATCATCATTTAACCATTTATTATAATCAATTAAACTATAAAAATTAATAGTTTTAGTTTTTTTAGTTGCTTTTATAATAGGAGTTAACATAGAATTTAAAAATCCATCATTTTGAATCAATGAAGGCCATAGTTGATAAAATAAATTAAAAATCAAACCTTTTATATGTGTTCCATCAACATCTTGGTCTGTCATAATTAATATCTTACCATATCTCAATGTTTTCACATTTTTGTATTCTTTATTTGTCTCCAAACCAATAATTTTTTTTAAATTACTTATTTCTTCATTATTTGCAATTTTATTTTGTTTTAAATCTGCTACATTAAGTAATTTACCCTTTAATGGAAAAACACCATAATTTTCTCTACCTATTACGCTTAAACCTGCAATAGCCATAGATTTTGCTGAATCTCCTTCAGTCAATATAAGAGTACATTTATGAGAATTTTTAGTGCCTGCATTAATTGCATCGTCTAATTTTGGAATTCCTCTCAATGTATTCTTTTTTTTACCATCGGTTTTCTTAAGACTTTTTTCTAATAAATTATTAGATAATTGATAAATTCTTTCAACTAATTCACTATTCATTAATTTTTTAATAAAAGAATCAGGTATTTCCATTTTAACACCAAATTTAGAGACAGGAGTAGTTAAATAATCTTTTGTTTGTGAATCAAACGCTGGATTGATAATAGTAGATTTTAAAAATATAATCAAGTTATCTTTAATAAATTGAGGTTTTATTTTGATGTCTTTATTTTTTTTAGTAATATGTTCGGTTATACCTTTTATAATTTGTTGAACAATATTATCAACGTGTTTACCACCTTTAATAGTCCATATTCCATTTACAAAAGATATATGTTCTAAACCATTGCCATTTTTATTATAACTTATAACAATTTCAGACTTAGTATTTAATTTATGATAAAAAATATCTTCAGATTTATAATCTTTCAAATAAAATTGAGAATAATTTTTAAAATCAGTAATAGATATTTTTTCTGAATTTAAAAACACTTTTACTTTACTATCTGTTAAAGCACATAAATCATAACATCTTTTTTTCATAAGACTAATAAAATCTTTTGATAAATTTTTTAAATTAAATTTTTCTAAATCAGGATAAAATGTTATTTTTGTATAAGGATATTTATCATAAGTTTTAATACTTGGTTTGTTTTTAATACTCATATTTTCTTCAAATACTTGTTTATATTTTTTCTTTTTTTCTATATCAACGGTTTCTATTATAAATTTTTTTGAAAATATATTACACGCTTTTGCTCCTATTCCATTCATACCTCCAATCTCTTTTTCTTCTTTTTCATCATAGTTAGAGGATGTTAACATATTTCCAAAAATTAATTCAGGTATATAAATATCGTGTTCAGGATGTTTTTCTATCTCAATACCTTCACCGTCATTATATACTACTATTTTATTTTCATCTGTATCAATATCTATTTTAATTTTTGTTATAGGGTATTTAGTTTTCTGAAGTCTTTTACTATGGTCTAAAATATTTACAACTAATTCATCAAAAATCTTATATAATCCAGGAACAAATTTTATTTTCTTTTTCTTCATTTCATTATTATTCTCATCATAAATCCAAGTATTATATTCATCCAATTCAATCGAACCAATGTACATATTTGGTCTATGAAATACGTGACTAACTTGGTTCATTTTAACATATTTCTTACTTAAAGACTTTTTTGACATTTTAAAATTTAATAATTAATTTAATAATTAATTTAATAATTAATTTAATAATTAATTTAATAATTAAAATATTTAATTACTAATTATAATCAATTAACACTTAAATAAATTCTTCTATATTTTTTTTCAAATTTTTTTCAAATTTTTTATTATTATTTAATTAATAAATTTTAATTTAATAATTTAATAATTTAACAAAAAAAAAATTTGTAATATATATATATTTCATATTAAATTATATTTAAATCAATTTATATAAAAAATTTTTTAAGTTTTTTTGTTTTTTAAGTTTTTTTTGTTTTTTAAGTTTTTTAAGTTTTTTTGTTTTTTAAGTTTTTTTGTTTTTTTAGAATTTTTAGAAATATTATTATTTAATTCTTCTTTAAATTTTAGAGTTAAAGAAGCAGCAACAATATCATAATCTTTTTTATTAATTTTTGTTTCTAATAATTTAGAAACATTTTCAACATCTTTTTTAGTAAACATATTTTTACACATAGGACAGCCACCTTTTTTAGGATGTCTTCTACAATATCTTTTGTTACAACCACTGCATATATTTTTATCTATTGTTTCACCTTTTAATTTATTTGATTTATTTAATTTATTTGATTTATTTTTACCTCCACCTAACATTGCACAACCACAGCCACCATTCATTAAAGGAAATTCATCACTTAATATCGCTGGTCTTGTACTTTCAGAAATTGCATTATAATCTGATATAATTGTAGGTGGTTTAGAAGATGATTCTACAAAACTACCACTATTTTTACCAAAAAATTCTGAAGGCATTACTGTTTCAGCACCACCACTCAAATTAAAATTTATAATTTTATTAAATACACTTTTCAATGATTCATATATTTGATAATTTTTATTATTTAAATTATTATGTATCACTTCTATATCTCTATCATTATATAATACATTATTTGCATCATAATATTCTCTTATTTTGCTTTCATTTAATATATTATTTACCATTATTATATTTATAATTAAATAATAAATTAAATAAAATTATTTAAAATAAATAAAAATAATGGTTTATTAAAAAAATATATAATTAATATAAATTGAATAATGTCTAATTATCAAAATATAGAATTAAATAATTTTAATAGTGATGCAATTAAAGGTAATTTAAGTTCAAATTGTTTAAATGAATTATTTTTCAGTGATTTAAATATAGAAGCATTACAATTAGGTATGAAAAATAAAATAGCAGAAGAAACAAATGGAACACACATAATTGGACCACAGTCTGAAATTGAACTTAAAATTGTTATGAGAAGTATCTATTTACAATATGGTAGAAATTTAAATGAAGATATTGTTTTACAAGTTAAAGATTTAAATAAAAAAGTATTAGATTATTGTGTTCCTAAAATTTTAATAGGTATTGAACAATATAAAAATTATGTAATTGATGCTTCTAAAGTACATGTTCCTATTGATAGGTCTGAAAATGTATCAAATAAAGGAAGTAAAATATTATTTAGAAAAAATTTATTTTAAAAAAATAATATTTTTTTAAAATAAATGAAAACATATTATGATCCTGTTAATATTCGCGGAGGTTTTTATCTTATAGTTTTATTATTTATTAATTTATCAATGATTTTATCTTTTAATAATCCTATTAAATTAGTAAGTAAAATTATTACTGTTTTTACTTCTATAGTAATATTACTTTACTTAGTTGATTTAAATAAAATGATAAAAATTAATCAAAAAGGCAAATTAAATAAAACAAAATTTACAAATTGTCCTGAAGGTTATGAAAAAAATTTATTTTCTTTTGGAACAAACCCTAATAAAAAAAATAAAGTAACTTCATGTATTAGAAATACTACTAAATTACCAACAACCGAAAGTAATATGCCAGATTATTATACAAATAAACTAAATGAACTTATTATATTAAATTATGAAGGAGAAAAAAATAATGACCCATGTGATGGTAACCAATTATATTGTTTTAATAAAAAAATCTTAATGGATGATAAATGTAAACAAATTAATCAATTTACAGAAAGCAATCGTAATTTTTTAAGTACTCAAATACAAAATAACTGGGACCAATATAGTATGTATTGTAAACAATAAAATATAATAAAAATTAATTATGAAAATTTGATTTTATTTTTTAAAATTATTTTAAATCAAATAAAATAATATTAAGTAAATTAATTAATTAAATTAATGTCATTTTATTTAGATAAATATTGTATAGAAAAAAAAGATGATATACAAGGAAATGTAATATTTATAAAAGAATTTAAAAATTGGTTAAATAATAATAGAAAAATTTTATTTTGTGTAGGAGATAATGGTATAGGAAGAACTAGTATATGCGAATTATTAATGAAAGAAAATAATTATGATATATATCACTATTGTGATATTTCATATGATAAAAATGTTAATGAACATATTAAAAATTATTTTCAAAATACATCTATTAAAAATTATTTTAAAAAAGAAAAAAAAGTTTTGTTTATAGATGATTTAGATACTTATAAATCTAATTTTTTCAAAAATATTTTAAATATTTATAATCAATTTATAAATAATAAAAATCTTATTAAAATTATTTGTATTTTACACAAAAACAGTTTTAACAAATTTAAAGAATACACTAATAATAAAATAATTGATATTATATGGTTTAATAAACCTACCTATAATCAAGTTTATAAATATATAATAAATATAATTGATAATGAAAATATAGAATTATACAAAGATTCATTAGATAAATTAAAAAATTTTATATTAAGATTTAACTGTAATTTAAAAACAATTTTATTAAATTTAGAAATATTTTTAGATAATATTAAAAATAAAGAAATAAATAATAAAGAATATTATAATGATAATATTATTGAATTAAGTTTTGAAAAAAATATTTTTGAAAAAAGTGAATTATTATTTAAAAAAAAATTAGAAATAATCGATATTGACTATATTGATAAGAATACTAATTCAAATTTATTTACAATGATAATATATGATAATTTAATTAATATTATAGAATTATATTATAAACAATTTGAAAAAATTTTGAATAAATATTTAGAAAACAACAAAAATAATAAAATTATAAATGAAAAAAAATTAATTAATTCATTATTAAATAAAGAAAATAAAAATAATATAATAAAAAAAATTTATAGAAAAATATTAATATATTATTGTTTTACAGATAGAATAGAGGAATATTTATATAAACAAAATATTGAAAATAATTTTATTTTTTTTAAATACATTAATTTTGTAAAGATATTTGTAATAAATAATTATATAATAAAATTTAAAAATATAAATTTAGATAATATAAAAAATTTAAAATTAGAAAACTATTTATTTAATATAAATTTAAGTAAAAATATTAAATTTACTAATATGCTTATAGAAAACAATCAAAATATTATTTTTAATAGAAAAAAAAAACAATTTTTAAATGAAAATATTTTTAAATTTAATGAAAACGATATATTATTTTTAGATTTTATTAATTTATATTTAATAAATTTAAAATTATATGTTGATTTAAATAATGATAATAATTTAGAAGAACAATTAAAAAAATATAAAAAATTAAAAAAAAAAGAAATTAAAAATTTAAAAAATGAAATATTATTAAAATTAATTAAAAAATTTAAATATGGAAAAATAGAAACAAAAAATTTTGATTTATTCGTAAAGTATAATCAAGAATTAAATATTTTAACAGAAAAAAATTTAGTATTTATAAAAAAAAAATTATAATCTTTATTTTATATATTTTTTATAAATATAAAAAAAGTTATATTAATATAAATAAATATGATGAATTTTATAAATAATTTAAATACTTCATCGAATGATTCAATGGTCATTGTGTTAGTATTACTTTTATTATTATCTGTTGCAATTTATTTAATTATATTATATAATAGACCATCTACAAAAAAATTTACTGTAATTAATACACCAGTTAATTTAAAAATACAAAATAGTGGAAATAATGAATTTAAATTAATTAAAAAATCAAAAGATATTCCAGAAGATATTAATGGAGAAAGATTTGCTTATTCTTTTTGGGTATATTTAGAATCAGCTAATGAATCAACACAACATAGTTTAATATTTTCTAGAACAAGTGATGAGTTTGATATTGATGATCCTGTAATTGTAAAAAATTCAACTATATTAGCATATATAAGAAAAAATACTAATTCATTGATAATAAAATTAAGAACAAAAGGTTCAACAGTTGTTCCTAAAACTTCTGATAGTAATGATCTTGATAATATGGGTTTTAATAGTGGTTCGTTTATTTCTATTAATGATTCAGTTGATGATATGTTAGAATTTAAACTTGATTATATACCTTTACAAAGATGGGTTAATATAATAGTAAATATTAATGGTAATTTATCGACATTATTTGTAGATGGTAGAGTACATTCAACTTCAGTTGCAAGTAATGATAAAATAGTTAAAATGCCAGAAGGTAAAGTTATAGTAGGTGGTGATGGAAATTTAAATACAACAAATGGATATTTATCAAGACTTGAATTTTTTGATTATGCTTTTACAACACAAAACCAAGTTAATAAAATTTATAAATCAGGTCCAGTATCTCAAAGTATTTTACAAAAACTTGGTGTAACTGAATATGGTGTTCGTTCACCATTATATAAAATTGATTTAATTAAAGATTAATTAAAATTAATTAATTTTGATTAGTTATAATTTATAAAATTTTTATTTATAATTATAAATAAAATGACACCAATAAATAATTTATTTTATATTATTGGCATAATATTAGGAGTTGCTTTATTATTATTATATGTAAAAGTATTAAGATATAATTTTTTTCCTAAAATGAAACAAGAATATAATTTAGGTTTATCTATTGTAAATAATAATAAATTTAAAGTTGAAAAGTTATTATTAAAAGGTACAAAATCAAGTAACGATAGTTTTTATTATAATACTAATATTGAAAGTAAATATGATAAAAAAAGGTCATATAGATATATTAGAATACCACCATCGGTAAATGTTAAAGGCGGGTCACAATTTACATATAATTTTTGGATAAATAAAAAAACAAATAATGTTAAAGAAAGTGTAATATTTGAAAAAGGAACTACTAGAATTAATTCATCTCCAAGAGTTCGTTTTGGCACAGATGGTAATGGTATTGTTATTGAAATTGCAACAAAAAAAGGAGGTCTTCAAGAATTTTCAATTCCTGGTAATAAATTAAGTTTATTAAATAGTAATTTAAAAAATTGGTATATGATAACAATTATATTAGAAGATTATTACAATGAAGATAATTTTGAAACAGGAATTAAAATGTCATTTTATCTTAATGACTATTTAATAGATTCAAGTTTTAGATTAGATAATGATACTATACAATTTAATAATGATAAATTTGTATTATTTCCTCAAGATAAAAAAGGTACTAGTCTAACAGGTGGTGATAAGCCTGATATATTTAGAATTAGTAATTTAAGATATTTTAATTATGCTATCTCAATGAATAAAATTAGAAAACTTCATAATAAAGGTCCAGATTTATCTCCAGGTGTTGATTTAGTTCAACAAATTAATAAAACTACTAGAGAAACACCAAATATCTATGAATTATCTCTTCAAAATCATACTTAAATAATAATTTATTATAATAAATAATTTTTATAAAATATTTAATATAAATTAAATATAATTTATAATGGTAGAAGAAAATTTTAAATTAATAACAAAAAAAACAGAAAAAAACTTAGAATTATTACAAAAAAGATTAGAAGAAAATAAAAATAAAATTAAAATTTTAAAAAAAAATTATAAAAATGCAGACGATGTAAATAAAACTTTATCAAAGAATTATCAAACTTCTATTAAAATTATAATAGATGTTTCAAATTTATTAGATAAATATGCTAAAATATTTCAAACTATTGAAGAAATTATGAAAGATTTAGAAAACACTTTTCAAATTAAAGAAAGAGATTTTACTTATATAAAAAATTTAACTACTACTAGTGCATTAGATATTAAAGTTAAAATGGATTCTGAAATTGATAAAGTAATTAGTATTTTAGACAAAAAAGGTTATAAACAAAAAGCAGACGAATATAGAAAATTTAAAGAAAATAATTTAGACTTAGTTTTAATGTCTAAAAAATTAAAAGAAGAAAATGATAAAAGAAAAGAATTAAATAAAATCAATTTAAAAATTGCTGAACCTGTTACACCATTATTAAATTCATTACAATCACAAAAATTAAATAATTCTACAAAATTAATTAATTCTACAAAATTAAATAATTCTACAAAATTAATTAATTCTACAAAATTAAATAATTCTACAAAATTAATTAATTCTACAAAATTAATTAATTCTACAAAAATTGTTTATGCTAAACCTGTTTCAAATAATACACAAAAAAAATTGCAACAAAAACAAAAACAACAACAAAAACCTAAAGAAAAAACTTTAAATCAAAAATTTTATGATATTTTATATACTTAATTTTTTATAACAAATATTATTATTTTTATTATATAATTACTATATATTTAATTATTTTATAATTAAATAAAATTATATTTAGAATAAATTTATAAAAAAAATTTGAAAAAAATTTTTTTTATAATGATATATTAATCAGTTTTAACTAAAACTATTTAAGAGTTAATAACCTTATATATTTTAATAGTGAACAGCACTCAATTAATATCTAAAGATGGATCTTATTAATAAAGCTTATTTTCAAGCAAACAAAAAATTTTTTGATGAACTAACTAAAACAATTTCATCTCATTTTAAATTTGTAGCAGAAGAAGAATTTAATACAAAAAAAGAAGAATCATCTAAAAAGAAATTTACTATTACTGAAGAAGAATTTAATGAAATTATGAGTAATACAATTATGAAGGTTCAAGACCATATTAAAAGTAATATTAATACAAAAATGACTACAAAAAAAAAGAAAGACGGTGTTAAACGCAAACCTACAGCATACAATACATTTGTTAAGCAACAAATGGAAAAAATTAAAAAAGAAAAACCTGAAATTGAACCTAAAAATCTTATGAAAGAAGCTGCTAAAAATTGGAAAAATGAAAAAGAGTCATTTATGAAAACTTTTAATTCTGATGAAGTTTCTGTTTCATCATAAATATTATAATTAAATAATTAATTACTAATAAATTTTAAAATTTATTAAAAATATAAAAAAATATTAAATTAAAAATGTTATTTTTTCAAAATATTTATAATTTATAAATATTATTTTAATTTAAAAAATTTTTTATTTAATTTTGATTTATTAAAATTATTTAAAATTTTTTTAATAAAAATATAAATAATTTTATTAAAATATGAATTTTAAATTAACTTGTGTATCGGGTTATTGGAAAATTAAAAATAAACACGGAAATAAATTTAATGATTGGTTTAAAAATACTTTAAAAATTAATTGTCCATATGTTTTTTTTGGAGATAAAGAAAGTATTGAAATTATAAAAAAATACAGAAATGAATTACCAACATATTATATAGAATTAAATATTGAAGATTTCATAACATATAAATACAAAGATAATATGATTACTAATGAAAGACACTGTCCTTCTATAGAATTAAATTTAATATGGAATGAAAAAATTTTTATGATTCAACGTGCTTTAAAAATTAATCCTTATTCATCAGATTTTTTTATGTGGATTGACGCAGGAATATGTACTTTTCGCGATAAAAAACCACCTTCTACACCTTTCCCAAATATTAATAAATTAAATAGATTACCACTAGATAAATTTATTTATTGTTCTACACATAATTTAGTTTATAATAATAATTTTCAAAAAGGTAAATATCATTTATATCATCACGTATCAGGAACATATATTTTACATAAAAATATAATAGATAAATTTGTAAAATTATATAATCAATATTTAAAATTAATAGACAAAAATGATATATGGACAGACCAAGTTATATTAACTCATATTTATAAAAATAATAAAAATCTTTTTTATAAATTTAGTGATGATTATGGTTCCATATGCAATAATTTATTTAATTAAATTTTTAAATATTCAAAATATTTATTAAATTTAAAATATTATTTTTTTTATATTTAATAAATTTATTAATTAATAAAATATTTAAAAATATTTCTATTAAATTATATATCAATAATTAATATTTTTTATTATTTTTATAATGAAACATTCATATAATTTAATAGTTGCTTTAGATAATAAAAATGGTATAAGTAAAGATAATAAAATACCTTGGCATATTAAAGAAGATTTAAAATTTTTTAAACAAAAAACCTTAAATAATATTGTATTAATGGGTCGTGAAACATATGATAGTTTACCAGATAATTATAAACCTCTTAAAAACAGATTTAATATAGTATTAACAAGAAATGAAGAATTATTAAAAAATAATCACAATATTAATAATTTACATTATTTTAATTTTGAAAAAGAATTAAATAATACATTAGCAATAAAAAATATAGATATTGATAATAAATATAAATATTTACATTACTTTAATGAAATTAAAAATTTATTAATAAATAAAAGAGATTTATTAAATGAATTAAATATATTGGAAAACATATATATAATAGGTGGCCAAAATATATATAAATTATTTTTAGAAATGTTTAAAATAACAGAAGAAGATAATAAAATAGACAATATTTTTATAACACAAATAAAAAAAAATTATAATTGTGATAAATTTTTTCCATTTTTAACAAATGATTATTATTTATTAAATTATTCTGATAATAATTATTCTGAGAATGAAAATTGTAATTATAGATTTTTACAATATATTAAAAAAAATTATAATAATATCTTAAAAGATAGTGAAGAAGATTATTTATCTATTGCAAAAAATATCATTAATCGTAATAAAAATAATTTAACAAGAAATGATAGAACTGGTGTAGGTATAACGTCTATTTTTGGAACACAAATACGTTATAATATAAGTGAATTTATACCAATGTTAACAACTAAAAAAGTAGCATTTAAGGCTTGTATAGAAGAATTATTATGGTTTTTAAGAGGTGATACAGACAATAGTATATTACAGAATAAGAAGATTCGTATATGGGATGGTAATAGTAGTAAAGATTATTTAAACAAAATAGGTTTAAGTCATTTAGAGGAAAATGATTGTGGAGCGTGTTATGGTTTTCAATGGAGACATTTTGGCGCGGAATACAAGGATTGTAAATCAGATTATGAAAACAAAGGTATAGACCAAGTTAAATATGTATTAAATTTATTAAAAAACGAACCATATTCAAGAAGAATATTTTTAAGTGCTTGGAATCCGTCTGATTTAAATAAAACCTGTTTACCACCTTGTCACGTAAGTATACAATTTTTTGTTGAAGAAATAAATGGAATTAAACATTTGTCTGGACATATGTATCAAAGAAGTGCTGATTGGTTTTTAGGTGAACCATTTAATATTCTATCATACACTGCATTAATATATTTATTTGCAGAAATATGTGATATGATACCATATGAATTAATTATTTCAACAGGTGATACTCATATATATCTTAATCATATTAAACAAATGGAAGAACAAATAAATCGAACAGTATTAGTTAAACCAATTTTAAAAATAAATCCTGATGTTAAAAATAAAAAAATAGAAGAAATTCAATTTGAAGATTTTGAATTAATTGGTTATCAAAGTCATCCACCAATCAAAGGAACAATGGCGGTATAATTACGGTATAATAGTAATAAAATATAATAATTTTATATAATATTTAAAAATTAATTATTACATATTTTACATATTTTTTTATTAATTTTGTTTTTTAAACAAATTTTTATCTTACAAGAATAACAAGACGTACATTTATTATATCTACTATATAAAGTTCCTTCATTTACATTGCATATTGGACAAATATTTTTATAATTAACATAAATTGATTTTTTAAAATAATTTAATAAAATTAAATTTTTATAATATTCTTTTGATAAATTATTTTTTGAATTTATAGGAACATTATTTAAAAATCTAAAATATCTAAATAACATTTTTATTATTTTTAAATATGTAATATTTAAATAAATTTTATTTTAAAATACAATAAAAAATTTGATTGATTATAATAATATTATATAATTTATTTATTATAATTCTGATTATATATTTATAAATGAAAAAAGAAATCAAAGAAGAAATCAAAGAAGAAATCAAAGAAAAAAAAAATATATTTAAAGATTGTAAAAATGGTTTAGAAAGATTTATTAAAATATCTAATTTTGATATAAATAAACCAAATGAATTTAAAATATTATCTAAACATAGTGATGAAATTAAAAATGCTAATTTATTTTTTGAAAATGGTGGTAGTTGGTGTAGAAAAGAATCTATAAATAAAAATAAATATAAAATAGCAACAATAAAAAAAAATGGTAAAATTAATTATCTATGGGATGTTGAAGAAGAAGAAAAATATAGAATAAAAGAAGAATTTAATAAATTTAATTTAAAAGACAATAAAAATAATGGTATAATATATATTGGTGTTTTTGGTATAAAAAATAAAAAAAAATATGATAGAGGTATTCATTACAAAATAGTTGAGTATTTTAAAAATAAATCTTGTTGTGTGTGTGGTTCTAATACTAATATAGAAATAGACCATAAAAATGATTTATATAATGACCCAAGAGTATTAAATAAAGAGACACAAGAACAAAATGATTTTCAAGCACTATGTAAACACTGTAATGACCAAAAAAGACAAGTCAATAAAAAAATGCGTCAAACTAAAAAAAGATATGGTGCCACTAATATACCTTCTTTAAAACCGTTTGGTATAGATTTTATAAAAGGTGATGAAACATATGATATTAATGATAGTAATACTATGGAAGGTACATATTGGTATGACCCAGTTGAATTTAATAAAGAAATAGTTAAAATATTAACTAATCAAATATCTAATTTAAATTTATAAATAATTAATTAAAATTAATAAATTAATTCTAAAATTTTATTAAAATAATTTAAATTTATTTCACAACCAATACATTTTTTATTTAAATTTTTACAAGCTAAAGCAGTTGTTCCAGAACCTAAAAATGTATCCATAATAATATCTCCTTCTTTACTATGTTTTTTAATTAATTCTTCAAATAATTTTAAACTTTTTTGTGTAGGATGAAATCTATTTTTACCTCCTTGTAATGGATAGTGATATATTCCATTATCATAACTACTATTAAATGTAGGTTTACTTTTTTTAACACCTACTAAAGCAATTTCTCTACAATTTGTTAAATAATTTATTTTACTATTAAGTGGTTGAGGATTTGTTTTAATCCATTCAATAAATCTAATTTGTTTAAAATTATATTTTTCCATTAAATTTTTTAAAATAGTAATTTTCCATAAATCAAAAAATATAATTAAAGTTCCACCATTTTTTAATTTATTATAAAATTCTTTTATAAATTTTTCTAAAATTTCTAATGTGAATTTTTTATCCCATTCACCATAATCTGTCTTAACCGCATATTTTTTTCCATATATATTTCCATATTTCATATAGTCTTCTTTATTTTTTTCATTCAAACTAATATTTTTATTAAAGTTATTTATAAATTCATTCCAATCTTCTTCGGTTTTAACATATTTAATATTTTTTTTTTTGTTTTTTTCAATTTCATTATGTAGTTTATTCATACCTGTATCACGTGACGTAATATATGGTGGATCTGTTAAAATTAAATCAATTGAATTTTTATCTATCTTATTTAAAAAACTTAAACCTTCTTCATTATATATTTTTATATTTTCATTATTTTCATTATTTTCATTATTTTCATTATTTTCATTTTTAATTTCTATTTTAGTATCCATTTATAAATTCTATTTTTTATATTTTTTTTATATATAAATTTTTTATTTAATTTTCAAATTTTTATTTACTAATTTTTTTATATTTTTTATTTTTTAGTTATTATTCTATATATAACTGAAAATAAAATATCTATAAATAATAATATTACAGAAATATTCAAGTTATTATAATATAAATATATTGAAGAAAGAATATATAATATACCGTGTACATATCTAGTATCATGCCAAAACACTTTTGCGATTTGTATTTCATTATTAGAACCTGTATAACCTTTATAAATAAATCCTAACCCTATTATTAAAAGTAATATAATAAATGTATTTTTAATATATTTATTATATTTATCATATGATAATTTAATTAATAATATTAGAGATAAACGAACAGTTAAACAAATTAACCAGTAAGGGTGTATATTTTTAGATAAAATATTAATTAAATTCATATATTGATTTATATAATAAAATTTAATTTATAAAGTATTTTTAATTTTGTTATAATCTTCTTCTGTTAGTTGATAGGCCCAGTGTTGAAGAGATTGTCTAATAACAGGAGATATATTTTCGTCATTATAAGATGAGTTATTATTTTTAATCATTTTAACAAGTCTTCTGATAAATCTACCTGATTTTTCACCTGCAAATTTAATCCATCTTTTTATTTGTCTATCGTCATCATCTGAACGTCTACCATCACAAAAACGACAATACCATTGAACCCATCCATAAGGGTCTCGTTCTATTATCCATCCTTTTTCTTCCCAATCTTCTAAACTGGTACCTGCTTTGACCTTGTATTTATTTTTGTTTTTATCTAATGTATTATTAGGTGTTATTAAATATTTTTCATCGACATTGTGAAGACAATTTCCAGATTTCATATGTTCTTTATGTTGATTTTTAAGTAATTTATTTTTAAAAAACATAGAATTAATAGGTCTAAAATAACCTCCTTGGTCGTGAAAAGAACCTAATTCAAATAATTGTTTAGGTGTTAAATTTGGTTTAAATTCAGGATATTTTTCTTTTAATATTTTCTGATATTCTTTTGTGTGTTTTTTAAATACTACGATTTTTGGATTAATATTTTTCATTTTATTAATATTATAATTTTATTAAATTTATTTATAAAAATTTAATAAAATAAATGAAAACAAAAGGTAATAAAAAAATATATAAAAAAGAATATATTAATGAAGATAATGATATAGACGAAGATAATAATACAAATGAAACAGACGAAACAAATGAAACAGACGAAACAAATGAAACAGACGAAACAAATGAAACAGACGAAACAAATGAAACAGACGAAACTGATGAAACAGACGAAACAAATGAAACAGACGAAACAAATGAAACAGACGAAACAAATGAAACAGACGAAACAAATGAAACAGACGAAACAAATGAAACAGACGAAACTGATGAAACAAATGAAGAAAATATTAGTGATGAATTAAATAATTCAAATAATTCAAATAATTCTGATAGTTCTGATAGTTCTGATAGTTCTGAAATTAAATTAAGTAATTTTAAAAGATTAGATAATAATTCAAGAAAGATATTAAACTGTTTAAAAGATGAATTAGACACAAGTTTTATAAGAGATAATATACCAGAAGAGAACTTACCTAAATATAATAAAATTTTAAAAGCAATAAATTCAAAAAGTACAAATATAGTAAATTATATAAGTGATGATGAAAACAAGATTGATATAAATATTAATAAAGAATTAAAAAAAAAAAGAAGAAGTTTTAATTTAGATAATTTAGATATAATGCAAGTTATAAGAAATATTACAACACCTACTTCTAAAAAAACTAAATTATTTTATGACAGAGATGTTATAATTTTTTTTGATAGAGATGCAATAGAAAAATATACAAAAGGTCATTATTTAAGTGTAATGAATAAATATTATAAAAATAAAATAAGAAATGCAAAGAAGAAATTAAGAAAAAGAAATATAAATTATTATATTTATACATTAGAACAATTAAATAATTTAAGTAATTATTCAAAAGAATATATATTTGACGATAATAAAAATCCTAAATTTAATGAATTATATTATAAATTACCAGATTTTAATGAAAATTTAGTAAAATACTATAATTTTAATAATTTTATGATAAAAATAGATGAATATAAATTTGATTATTATAGTTATCTTTTTTCAAGATATGGTTTAAAAAAAATAGAATGGTGTTATAATGATAATGAAAAGAAACAAACAAAAAGAACATTATCTATAAATTTAAAAAAAGGTGTTAATAATGGTTTAAATATATCTAATGAAACAAACACACATAATAATTTAAAGATATACAGACACCGTAAGTATGATAACTTAGGTAGTTTAGAATTTTTCTTATCTTGTTACAAAAAAATGAGCTGGTATAGTAATGAAAATTTTAATAAAGAAGATATGGTATTGTCTTTATTAGAAAGACATAAAGATTTTAATTATAATTATTACAGATATAATAGAAAAATAGACCACTTATTAGATAGTCGTTTAAATGGTCTTAATGAAATATGTTATGAATTTACAAAAGATACTAATTATGAACTTACATTAAACAAAATGATGTCTATATCAAGTCAATATGGTAGTATAGGAATTAAAATAAATAGATTAGAAAAAATGAATCATTATAAAAATTGTAAATACATATTATATTTCTATAATATTGATGAATTAGAATTGAAAACTATTAATAATTATTTAATTAATAATGAAGATATTATAAAAAAATATAATCTTATGAAAAATGAAAAAAATTATAAAGAATTATTAAAAAAAAGAATAGAATATCTCAAAAAAGAACTTATCAAAGAAATTAATGATAAACAAAATCTATACAACAGTTTTAAATTATAATATTGAAAAAAATTTAAATATATATATATTTCATAGAGTTTAATTTTTAAACCCTTTTCAAAAAAAAAATAAAAATATAATAAATGGATAAAAGAAAAAATAAAAAAAAAGAAAATATAGAAAATAGAAAGGAATATATAATGAATATGCTAAATGGTATGTTTTTCTTTATTTTATTATTAACATCTGGCATTATATCTCGATTTTTAAATTGTGATATACAAGAACTATTAGAAAATAATATTTTAATAAAACATATTATTATTTTTTCTACTATTTATTTTTTTAGATATTCCAGTTTTGTTAATACAGACACACAACAATTTGAAAAAAAACATCCAATTTATCACTTTTTAAATTCTATTATTATTTATTTATTCTTTATTTTATTAATGAGAATGAATTTTAATTCTGCTATAATTGCATTTATTATATTCTTCTTAATACATTTAATATATGAATATAATGATTATTATAAAAATAAAAATAACAATATAATTTTTAATAAAAAAAATATAAATATTATTTACTCTACTTTATTAATTATTTTAATTATTAATATTATAATTGGAGTTGTTTTAAATTATTTAGAATATAAAAATAATTATAATAATTTTCTCTATTTTATTTTTAATGTTACCAAATGTAATAATCTTAATGAACCATTAAATATTTAGTTATATTATTTAATTATCTAATTATTTAAAAGAAAAAATCAATAATATTAAAAGTAATAATATAAGAATTATATAATTTTTGTATAATAAATTTATAATCACTTAATGGAAATTTATTATCTTCTTTTGGATAATCATATAATACTTGTGTAATGTCTATTCTTCTTTTTTTTATACTCTCTTCGTTTTGTATATAACGATAATTATTTATATCGTGTTCTTTTATTTCTAAATTTAAATCAATCCCACAATTATACAATTTTTCTTTAACATAACCTATATTTTGTTCTGATAATTTTTCTATATCTACTTTACCAGTTTCATCGCCATACAATAATCTTAAACCTGTCATTATTAATTCTATACAAAAAAAATATAACTCTTTTCTACTTTTAAATTCAGAACATTCAACAAATATTTTATCATTTGAATGATTATCTAAAAAAATCATTTTTGATAATATACCCATATCATCCGTTTCTGTCTCATTTATATTATTCATTTTATTTTAACTTTATTTAAATTATTTATATTTAAACAAAAATTTTTTTATATTTTATATATTTTTAAAATATAAAATAAAAAAAATATATTTAAAATAAATGAAAGATAAAATTATTTATTGGGATTACGCATTATGGATAATGGTTTTTTCTATCATATTTTTTAATTGTGTTGTTTATATTGGTCAATTTTTAGAATGGATTATGCCAAAATTTGACTTAGAATCAAAAAAAAACTCGTTTAGATAAAGCTAAAATTTTATTAGAAGTTTATTTACAAATAGCTTTATTAGTTGCTATGGCATATATTATGCGTGAAGTTGTTGGACATTATATGAGAACTATTTTTAAAATTAACAAAAATCCTGATAAATTCGCTACTCTTATTGTATCACCTGCTGTTTTCTCTCAAATGATTAATCTTAAGAAAAAAATTGTTTTTGTTAGCAACAATGTATTATTATAAATTTTATAATTTAAAACAAAGTACCTATTATACTACGTAAATTACTAGGAGTATCAATTCTTCTTGAAATATTTTCAATATTTTTTATTACACCACTCTTATACGCAAACGTATTTTCAGGACAATTTATATTTAATTGAATTCTATAAATTGTTTCTTTACAAGACTCATTTCTATTATTCATTTTTATCCGATTGTCTCTCATTTCTTCATATTTTTCTAATATCCATTTTAACTCATCATTTGTATAAAAATGAGCAACACCAATACCACGGACATAATTAAACCTAATAGTATCCATTATTATTTATTGTTTTTATTATTATTTAAAATCAAAATATCAATTGATATTATATTAATTCAATTTTTTATAAACAAGAAAAATTTGAATTATTTAAATATATATTAAATAAATATTTAATTATATTACAATTAAACAGCATTGAATAAACTAAATTATTTAAATAGTAATGGAATTATAATTATATAATAGAATATATTAAAACAAAAGAATTTAATTATTTATTAACAGAATTTTATAAATCTATTATTATTTATTACATTGTATTTATTTTTTGGTAAACTATTTTGGTATATTCTTAAAATTATATACAAATTCATCAATTTTATTTATAATTTAATTAGTAAAATAATGAATTATATATATCATAATACAAAATTAGATAATTTAAAAAAAACTTCTAAAAGTTTTAATAATGTTATGAATGAAATAAAAATAGATTATAATATAGTTAAACTTGAATATATAATAGAATTTAAACCTAATGATATTACATATATTGAAACAATTTCTAAAAAATTTAGTAAAAAAAATCGTTTATCTAAAAAATCTATATTTTTTGATGAAATATTTACCGATTATAAAATAATATCTAATGAAATTATATTAGAAGACCTTAGTGCAGATAGTGATAGTGATATTGATTATACTAATTATACTAATAATAGTGATAATCAAAGATATTTTATTTTAATTACTAATTTTACAAATAATGTTGAAAAATCAAAAAAAATTTATGATAATTTACTCTTAAATTTAAATATTAAAAAAAATAAAATTGAAAGGTCGCGTATACACTATACTTATTATTTTGATTCTTCTTTGTTTGATAATAATCTTGATTATTGGAAAAAAAATAATAAAAATTATGTTTTTCTTAAAGAAAAAGGGTTAGTTGATATTCAATCTGTTATTGATGAATTAAATATAAAAAAATATGTAGATTTTAAATTATTTTTATATAATAATTATGATTTTGAGTTTAAAGTAAAAACAATTAAACCATTTTATATAAAAAAAAATGATTTAATAAATAGTATTAATAAACAAAATTTAAAAAATCGTGAATATTTAAAATCTGTTATTAATTTTACGAACTGAACTTCAAGATAATATTGCAGATTATATTAATTTACCTGCTAAATATGACAAACGTTTTATTAATGATATGAATTCAATTCTTCAAAATGTACAAGCTAATATTAAAAGAATGAATAATTATATTAATATGATTAATAATATATCATCTTAAATTAATTAAATAATTAATTTATAAAATAATTAATTAAATAATTATTTTTTGTGTTGTTTAATAAAAAATTTATTTTATAATTTTTATATAAAAATAATTTGAATTTAATAAATTTTATTTATTTTTTTTAATAATTAACCACAATGATATGTACATCCTACAAAACAGGCAATATATACTTCTTCATTTGCTTGTAATTTAGTATTATATTCTTCTTCTGTAATTTGTGTTCCATCTGCTAATAAAAATCTTGTATTATATTGATATTCTAATTGTTGATTACCACTATCATTTAAATCATCTTCATATTGTAAGTCTCCATTTTCATCATAATCAATATTTTGTATTATATTATTGTGATTATTTATAATATTAACTTTTAATTTTTGTTTTATAATTTTATTTAGACTAAAATTACAATCACACGTTATTTTTGCTACTGTATATCTAGTTAAAAATTCTGAATTTAATATTTGTTTCATACCATAACCTTGAATAGAAGAAGAAGAAATATAATCACCATTTTCAATAATTCCGTTTTTATTACATACCCATATTCCTCCTTCGCCTAAAGAATTTATTTGCATTCTTTTTTCATTGTTATTGTATTTATTTATTATTGATATTATATTTCCTGTTTCATAATATCTATTATCATCTTCTATAGAAGATATCACACCAAATATTCTTTTATCATTTTCTATATTTGTTATTTCACATACTGGTAGTGATTCATTTATAGTTGGTTTTAAATTATTTTCTAAATTTATATAATTACCTGTGGATGAAACTATTAATCCATAAAAATTATCATTTATATTTTTATTTAATAAATTTAAGTGTTGTCCTGTAAAACTTATTGCACTACTACCACCATTATTTGCACCATTTATTTGAATTCCAAATGAATTATTACTTACTATATCTAATGTTGTTATACTATCAGAATTAAAATTCCAATATTTTAAGAATTTAATTTGATTTTCAGCAATTGATAAATTTACTTCGTCATTTGAATTTAAAAATTGTATTTTTGACGATGTTATTGTATTTTTAATATTTAAAGAATTCGGATAAAAAAATCCATTAAAACTTTTTGTTTCTGCATCATCTGTTGACGAATATTTATTTTTTTGAGTATAAATCTCAAAATAATTATTTGTTATTGCATCATTAAAATTACCTCCAATTTCAAAAGTGTTATATATTGTTTTTAAATTATCTTGTGTATAACCATTCGCTGAATCTACTGCAACAGGTACATTACTACTATTATCATAACTTCCATGACCTAATTGACCATTACTATTTAAACCAAATGATAATACTTTTCCTGTATTTAATAAAATTATTGAATGATTCTCTCCAGCAGTTATTGCAATCGCGTTTTCACCATCATAACCAACATTAGAAGTTGTACTTACTGCAACTGGACGAGTTTCTTGATTATTATTACTTGCAGCGCCTAATTTACTATAACTATTAGAACCAAATGATAATACTTTTCCTGTATTTAATAAAATTATTGAATGCAAACCTCCGCCAGAAATTGCAATCGCATTTGAACCATCATATCCACCAGTTGTACTTACTGCAACAGGTACATTACTATCATCAGTACTTCCATTACCTAATTGACCATAAAAATTATCACCAAATGATATTACTTTTCCTGTATTTAATAAAATCATTGAATAATTTTGTCCAGCAGTAATTGCAATCGCGTTTTCACCATCATAACCACCAGTTGTACTTACTGCAACAGGTACATTACTATCATCAGTACTTCCATTACCTAATTGACCATAAAAATTATCACCAAATGATATTACTTTTCCTGTATTTAATAAAATCATTGAATAATTTTGTCCAGCAGTAATTGCAATCGCGTTTTCACCATCATAACCAACATTAGAGATTGTACTTACTAGAACAGGACTTATTTTTGTAGTTGTATTATTATTACCTAATTGGCCATTACCATTCTGACCAAATGATAATACTTTTCCTGTATTTAATAAAATCATTGAATGATAATTTCCACAAGCAATTGCAATTGCATTTTCACCATCATAACCAACATAAGAACCTGTACTTACTACAGCAGGCCTATTAGTACTAGTTGTTGTCCCTGTACCAAGTTGACCATTATTATTTCTACCAAATGATAATACTTTTCCCGTATTTAATAAAATCATTGAATGATGATATCCACAAGCAATTGCAATCGCATTTGAACCATCATAACCAACATTATAAGTTGTACTTAGTGCAACAGGTACATTAGTATCATAATTACTTCCATCGCCTAATTGATCATAATTATTATCACCAAATGATAATACTTTTCCTGTATTTAATAAAATCATTGAATGTAAACCTCCACACGCAATTGATTTAATTTCATTTTCAGTAAATTGATTTAAAATTTTTGTTGAGATATTACCAGTTATATTTAAATTACCATTTATGTCTAATTTTTCTTGTGGATTTGTTGTTCCAATACCTACATTACCAGAATCATAATAAATTTTATTATCACTTTCTTCCCAATAACCAGTTTTTAAAATACTACCATTCTGTAAATAATTACCAGTTATATTTAAATTACCACTAATATCTAATTTTTCTTGTGGATTTGTTGTTCCAATACCTACATTACCTGAATCATAATAAATTTTATTATCACTTTCTTCCCAATAACCTGTTTTTAAAATACTACCATTCTGTAAATAATTACCAGTTATATTAATATCACTATCAATATTTAAATGACCACCTATATAAGTATTTTTAGCAATACCAACACCACCACTTACAACCAATGCACCTGATGATGAATCTGTAGATTGAGTTGTACTATTAAATGTAACACCACTATCAACATTTAAATCACCACCTATATAAGTATTTTTAGCAATACCAACACCACCACTTACAACCAATGCACCTGATGATGAATCTGTAGATTGAGTTGTACTATTAAATGTAACACCACTATCAACATTTAAATTACCGCCTATATAAGTGTTTTTAGCAATACCAACACCACCACTTACAACCAATGCACCAGTTGATGAATCATTAGATTGTAGTATATTACTAATATTAACATCACTATCAACATTTAAATGACCACCTATATAAGTGTTTTTAGCAATACCAACACCACCACTTACAACCAATGCACCTGATGATGAATCTGTAGATTGTAGTATATTACTAATATTAACATCACTATCAACATTTAAATGACCACCTATATAAGTATTTTTAGCAATACCAACACCACCACTTACAACCAATGCACCTGATGATGAATCTGTAGATTGTAGTATATTACTAATATTAACATCACTATCAACATTTAAATGACCACCTATATAAGTGTTTTTAGCAATACCAACACCACCACTTACAACCAATGCACCTGATGATGAATCTGTAGATTGTAGTATATTACTAATATTAACATCACTATCAACATTTAAATGACCACCTATATAAGTGTTTTTAGCAATACCAACACCACCACTTACAACCAATGCACCTGATGATGAATCTGTAGATTGTAGTATATTACTAATATTAACATCACTATCAACATTTAAATGACCACCTATATAAGTATTTTTAGCAATACCAACACCACCACTTACAACCAATGCACCTGATGATGAATCTGTAGATTGTAGTATATTACTAATATTAACATCACTATCAACATTTAAATGACCACCTATATAAGTGTTTTTAGCAATACCAACACCACCACTTACAACCAATGCACCTGATGATGAATCTGTAGATTGTAGTATATTACTAATATTAACATCACTATCAACATTTAAATGACCACCTATATAAGTATTTTTAGCAATACCAACACCACCACTTACAACCAATGCACCTGATGATGAATCTGTAGATTGTAGTATATTACTAATATTAACATCACTATCAACATTTAAATGACCACCTATATAAGTGTTTTTAGCAATACCAACACCACCACTTACAACCAATGCACCTGATGATGAATCTGTAGATTGTAGTATATTACTAATATTAACATCACTATCAACATTTAAATGACCACCTATATAAGTGTTTTTAGCAATACCGACACCACCACTTACAACCAATGCACCTGATGATGAATCTGTAGATTGTAGTATATTACTAATATTAACATCACTATCAACATTTAAATGACCACCTATATAAGTGTTTTTAGCAATACCGACACCACCACTTACAACCAATGCACCTGATGATGAATCTGTAGATTGTAGTATATTACTAATATTAACATCACTATCAACATTTAAATGACCACCTATATAAGTGTTTTTAGCAATACCGACACCACCACTTACAACCAATGCACCTGATGATGAATCTGTAGATTGTAGTATATTACTAATATTAACATCACTATCAACATTTAAATGACCACCTATATAAGTGTTTTTAGCAATACCGACACCACCACTTACAACCAATGCACCTGATGATGAATCTGTAGATTGTAGTATATTACTAATATTAACATCACTATCAACATTTAAATGACCACCTATATAAGTATTTTTAGCAATACCAACACCACCACTTATAACCAATGCACCTGATGATGAATCATTAGATTGTAGTATATTACTAATATTAACATCACTATCAACATTTAAATGACCACCTATATAAGTATTTTTAGCAATACCAACACCACCACTTACAACCAATGCACCAGTTGATGAATCATTAGATTGTAGTATATTACTAATATTAACATCACTATCAACATTTAAATGACCACCTATATAAGTGTTTTTAGCAATACCGACACCACCACTTACAACCAATGCACCTGATGATGAATCTGTAGATTGTAGTATATTACTAATATTAACATCACTATCAACATTTAAATGACCACCTATATAAGTGTTTTTAGCAATACCGACACCACCACTTACAACCAATGCACCTGATGATGAATCTGTAGATTGTAGTATATTACTAATATTAACATCACTATCAACATTTAAATGACCACCTATATAAGTGTTTTTAGCAATACCGACACCACCACTTACAACCAATGCACCTGATGATGAATCTGTAGATTGTAGTATATTACTAATATTAACATCACTATCAACATTTAAATGACCACCTATATAAGTATTTTTAGCAATACCAACACCACCACTTATAACCAATGCACCTGATGATGAATCATTAGATTGTAGTATATTACTAATATTAACATCACTATCAACATTTAAATGACCACCTATATAAGTATTTTTAGCAATACCAACACCACCACTTACAACCAATGCACCAGTTGATGAATCATTAGATTGTAGTATATTACTAATATTAACATCACTATCAACATTTAAATGACCACCTATATAAGTATTTTTAGCAATACCAACACCACCACTTACAACCAATGCACCTGATGATGAATCTGTAGATTGTAGTATATTACTAATATTAACATCACTATCAACATTTAAATGACCACCTATATAAGTGTTTTTAGCAATACCAACACCACCACTTACAACCAATGCACCTGATGATGAATCTGTAGATTGTAGTATATTACTAATATTAACATCACTATCAACATTTAAATGACCACCTATATAAGTGTTTTTAGCAATACCGACACCACCACTTACAACCAATGCACCTGATGATGAATCTGTAGATTGTAGTATATTACTAATATTAACATCACTATCAACATTTAAATGACCACCTATATAAGTGTTTTTAGCAATACCGACACCACCACTTACAACCAATGCACCTGATGATGAATCTGTAGATTGTAGTATATTACTAATATTAACATCACTATCAACATTTAAATGACCACCTATATAAGTATTTTTAGCAATACCAACACCACCACTTACAACCAATGCACCTGATGATGAATCATTAGATTGTAGTATATTACTAATATTAACATCACTATCAACATTTAAATGACCACCTATATAAGTATTTTTAGCAATACCAACACCACCACTTACAACCAATGCACCAGTTGATGAATCATTAGATTGTAGTATATTACTAATATTAACATCACTATCAACATTTAAATGACCACCTATATAAGTATTTTTAGCAATACCAACACCACCACTTACAACCAATGCACCTGATGATGAATCTGTAGATTGTAGTATATTACTAATATTAACATCACTATCAACATTTAAATGACCACCTATATAAGTGTTTTTAGCAATACCAATACCACCACTTACAACCAATGCACCTGATGATGAATCATTAGATTGTAGTATATTACTAATATTAACATCACTATCAACATTTAAATGACCACCTATATAAGTGTTTTTAGCAATACCGACACCACCACTTACAACCAATGCACCAGTTGATGAATCATTAGATTGTAGTATATTACTAATATTAACATCACTATCAACATTTAAATGACCACCTATATAAGTGTTTTTAGCAATACCAACACCACCACTTACAACCAATGCACCAGTTGATGAATCATTAGATTGTAGTATATTACTAATATTAACATCACTATCAACATTTAAATGACCACCTATATAAGTGTTTTTAGCAATACCAATACCACCACTTACAACCAATGCACCTGATGATGAATCATTAGATTGTAGTATATTACTAATATTAACATCACTATCAACATTTAAATGACCACCTATATAAGTGTTTTTAGCAATACCAATACCACCACTTACAACCAATGCACCTGATGATGAATCATTAGATTGTAGTATATTACTAATATTAACATCACTATCAACATTTAAATGACCACCTATATAAGTGTTTTTAGCAATACCAATACCACCACTTACAACCAACGCACCAGTTATTGAATTATCAGATTGTGTAATACCATTAATATTAACATCACTATCAACATTTAAATTACTACTTATATTAACATTACCATCCACATCTAATATTGCTTGAGGGTCGTCTGTACCTATACCTATTTTATTTGATTTTAAAATATTTACATGTAAATTATCAGGAGTAATTGATAATGTTTCATTTCCATTTACTATTGTAGAAGTTGATATTCCAACTATAAATTCAGTGTCTGATTCATTCCATCCCATAAATATTTGTGGGTCTGTGTAACCTCTATTAATTAAAATACCTGAATTATTATATGGATTAATATTTGTTATACCTAATCCAGAATTAATATTAATTAAATTATCTTCTATTGTAAGATTATTTGTATTAATTGTTGTTGTTTCTCCTCTAACTAATAAATTATTAATTATATCAATATTTTGAAAAGTACCTGTTCCACTAATATTAACATCACTATCAACATTTAAATGACCACCTATATAAGTATTTTTAGCAATACCGACACCACCACTTACAACCAATGCACCTGATGATGAATCTGTAGATTGTAGTATATTACTAATATTAACATCACTATCAACATTTAAATGACCACCTATATAAGTATTTTTAGCAATACCAACACCACCACTTACAACCAATGCACCTGATGATGAATCTGTAGATTGTAGTATATTACTAATATTAACATCACTATCAACATTCAATAAACCATTTATGTATGTATTTTTTAAAACTCTTATGTTACCATTTGATACTATATTAGCAGTACTTAAATTACCTTTTACATTTAAATGTGAAAATGCTTGACTTGTTAAACAACCTTCTTCAGCCATTTATTATATAAAAATAAATATATTTATATTCTTCTAAATATATTTAATAAAAAATATTACTATGAGATTAATTATAAAAAAAATATATTATAAAATAACGTATACTAAATATAAAAAATAATTTTATTATAATTTGTAGTAAAGCAAATAATTTATAATATTTTTTATTATGTTTATAATAATATCTCTTAATTACATCATTTTTATTATATATATTAAGATATATTAATACACTAGATGTTAAAAATAATATAATTAAATAAATAATATTATTTATATTATTAAACATTATTTATAAATTTATATATTTTTAATTAAATTTATTAAAATTTAATATCAAGGTCTTTAAATTTATTATTACTATTTTCACTATTTATTATTTCAAAATTAAAAGATAAATTATCAATAGTACAATTATTATCATAAATATTTTGTTCTTTTTCTTTAATATCATTTATTAATTTAAGTTTATCTGTATCAATTAAAATTTCAGTATCTCCTGTACCACATGGAGGTACTTGTCCTGTCATTATATTAGCACTTACACCATTCATTTTATCGTATTCACCAAATATACCTGCTTTAATTAACATATCACTAGTTTCTTCAAAAGAACATTTAGCAAAAGGTCCAATATCAGAACGATTAATACCGTGTCTATCTATTGATAATAATGCTCCTCTATTAGTCATAGTATCAACTAATAATGACATATGACGATAATTAACACCAACATCTTTTAATACTTCATTGATTTCATTATATAATACTTGTCTTGCGGCTTCAATGCCTAAAATTTCATAAACTTCATTTACATCATTAGAAATAGTTCTTGTAAAATCTACATCAGGTTGACATAAAATTTCAAATAAATTATTACCATTTGTATCCATAAACCATTCTTGATAATTTATAAATTTTTCTTCTAATTTATTATATTTTAACATTTTATTTTCTAATAAAATAACTTTTTTAATACCACTAATACCTTTAATAATTATATTATTAATTATGTTATCTTCTAATGCTTTTAATTCTGATATAACATCATCAGTTTCATTATTTTCTTCATTTTCTTCATTTTTTTTATCTTTTTTATTTTTTTTATTATTAAATTTAATTCTAAAAATTAATTTTTTAGAATTATCGTCACTATAATAACATTTTATTTGTTCTTCATATATATTATAAATATTATAATAAATATCAGTCATAGTAATGCCAAGGTCAAACATTTTTTGTTCATCAAATTCAAAACGTAATAACCAAGGGTTTTCTTCATTACAATCTGTATTAAGTTCTTCAAATTGTTTATAAATTTTAATAAATTCAATATCATTTTCTATAGATGTTTCTGTTTCTTTAGGGTCATAATATATACTAGATTTTTTTATAATATCTTTAATATAAGTGGTTTCTAATGAATTTAAAATATTTTTACATTGGGTTCTATCATGATTTTTATTTTCTTTAATATAAATTTTTGTAGAAGGACCTTTAATATTTTTACTAACACTTAATAATTCTTTTACTCTTGGAACACCTCTAACTGTTTGTGATGCTGATGATATTCCTGATGCGTGAAATGTATTTAATACTAATTGTGTACACGGTTCACCAATTGATTGTGCAGCAATAACACCTACCATTTCACTTGGATGTGCTATACTTTTTTTAAATTTAAGTTTAATATTTTCAATTATGTAATCAAAAGTTTCCATATTTAATTTATGTTTAATAATTACTTGTTTTGGAGATAAATTAATATTAGCAAGTAATTTAAATAATTTATTTCCATTATTATTTTTAGATATAATACAGGTTTTATTTATTTCATTTAATTTTTCTAAAACATAATCTGGTTTTAAATCACTTTTCATAAATTTAGTCATAAATTTTTGTTTAATATTTGTAATTAATCTTTTAAAAGAAATTGGTGTTAAAATAGAATTTTCTAATTGATTTTTAAATACTTCTTCTATCAAATATTTTTTTTCAATTAAAATTTCTTTAAAATGTTCTTCACAATCTTTTTCCCATTTTTCTTTATTTTTTATTATATTTTCAAATATTTTTTTTTTATATAAAGATTTTGGTATATCATCTAGTCTAAGTAAAAATTCTTTCTCCATTTCTCTATAATTTTTGTCTATAAAATTACCTAAACTTTGACTTTCTAATTTTATTGCATTTATACCATCTTCACCATACAAAAATTGAATTATTGAACCATTTGCATTACGTACTGTTAAATCATAAGATATTTTACAATCTTCCATTGATTTAATTAATTTTCTTTGAATGTAACCGGTTTCTGCTGTTTTAATAGCAGTATCAATTAATCCTTCACGACCACCCATTGCGTGAAAAAAGAATTCTTGTGGTGTTAATCCATTAATAAATGAATTTTCAACAAATCCTCTTGCTTCTGGGCCGTCATCATATTTTGTATAATGTGGTAGTGTTCTATCATCATATCCGTCTGTAATTCTTTTTCCATCTACATTTTGTTGTCCTAAACTTGATATCATTTGTGCAATATTAACTGGATTACCCTTTGCTTTTGAACGAATCATATTGACCATTCTATTTTCATCTGTAATATTATTTAATGCAATTTTACCTACTTTACCAATAGCATTATTAAGTAATTTATTAACTTCATTTTCAAAATTAACATTATTAGTATCAAAAGAATTATTTTCGAATTTATTTTTGTGAATTTCTTGTATAATTTTATATACTTCATTTTTCATTTTTTTTAAAACTTCATTCATTTCATCATTTGTTTTTTTAAGTACATATAAATCTGATAATCCTACACTAAATCCAGAATAAACTAACCAATCACAAATTAATTTTTGTGTATTATCAAATAAATTATGTGCTTCTTTTGAACTTATTTCATTATGTATATAATGAATTAACCCATTTGTTCTATCTTGATAAATTTTTTTATCAAAAACTCCTTGTTTTATTTCACCATTTTCTATTTTAATTAAATTTTGTTTGTCATCTTTTAAACGGTCTGCATCATATTGAGTATTTCCATTTATTATATTAACATTTTTAGGTATTATTTGAGACATTACTTGTTTTCCTGTCCATTTATATATATTATCTGTTATTTTTATTTCTGGTTCAGGTATTTTACCATAAAATTTAGAATTAGACATTAATAAATTAAATAATTGTTTTTCATTTATTTTAATATGGTCTTTTGTTATTCTGTATATTCCCAATGTTACATCTTGTACAACTGATATAATAGGTTTTGATTGTCTTGGACTTATTATTTGAGTTGATACATTTGCTAACATTTTTAATTCATTTTCTGTTTGAATACTTTGAGGTAAGTGAAGATTCATTTCATCTCCATCATAATCAGCATTATAACTTGGTGTTACTGCTGGATTTAAACGAAATGTATCATAAGGCATTACTTTAACTATATGTGCCATCATTGACATTTTATGTAAAGAAGGTTGTCTATTAAAAAGAACTATATCTCCATTTATAACATGTCTATCAACTATATCACCAATATCTAATTGAATTTTAGATATATCTATTTCTTTTAAACGTATTGTTCTCATATTATCATTTGTTTTTCTTAAAAATTTAGCACCTGGATATTTATTTGGTCCATTTTTTATTAATTTAATTAATTTATCTTTATTGAATTTATTTACTTTTTCTGGATAAGTTAAATTCATTGCGATTTTAATAGGTACACCTAATTCATTAATAGATATTGAAGGGTCTGGTGTAATAACACTACGTGCAGAAAAATCAACACGTTTACCCATTAAATTACCTCTTATACGTCCTTCTTTTGATTTTAAACGTTCTGTTAAAGAACGTAAAGGTCTACCACTTCTTTGTTTTGCTTGTGCTAAATTTGGAGTTTTATTATCTATAAATGTTGATAAATGATATTGTAATAAAGTTGTCCAGTAATCTATCTGTTCTGTAGTAGAACCTTTTTCTATTTTTGTTTTAAGACTATTATTTGTTTTTATAATATCACATAATTTATGTGTTAAATCATCATGACATCTTTGTCCAGTGTCATTAGTTACACTTGGACGTACAGAAGGTGGACATACAGGAAAAACAGTACATATAAGATTCTCAGGTCTATTAATTGATTTAGGAAAACCAATTATTTCAGAATCTTCATCTGTTATTCTTTCAAAAATTTTAAGAATTTCTTCAGCATAATATTCTTTTATTAATTCATCGTTATTTTTATTATTATTAATATCATTTTTATTATCAATTATAGTGGTTTCTGTATTTTCAGTTTCATTAATATTATCTGTTTTATTTATTATATTATTAACAGAATTATTTTTTGAAGAATCTTTTTTCCATTCCATAATTATTTTACCCATATTTTCTTTTATGATTTTATCAGGTTGCTTTATAGAACAATATGGACATTCTTTAATTTTATTTTTAGAACAAATCTTATAAATTGCTTCAAACTTTTTTTGTCTTCCTATCTTTTTATTAATTATAATTTGCATCTCTGATAAATTTTTATTAATTAAAAGTTTTGAACAATGAAAACAAATACATTTTAATAATTTTTTTATAGTATCTAAATATTGAATATAAAATAAAGGTCTTGCTAATTCTATATGCCCAAAATGACCTGGACAAAAATTATTTTTTTGTTCACAAGTTGTACAAATTTTATTATGGTCTATCACACCCATACGAGGATCAAATAAACCACCATGTATTGGCTCATTACCAGCATATGTATCAGTTGTCAATATTTCTGCTACAGAACGTTTTTTAATCTCAATTGATGACATTATAGAAAATTGAACACCTTTAATTGTATCTATGTTTTGATTATATGATAGTTCTTTATAAATTGACATCTTTATTAAATTTTATTATATATAATAATATATTTAAACTATTTTATTTTTCTATACAATTATTTTTTTTTCTATAAATATTATTTAATTCAAATTTTTAAATCATATTAATCATTTTATTATTTTAATTAATTAAATTTTTTAATAATTAAAATGATTTAAAATAAAAAATTAGAGATAATAAAATCAAGATTAAAATTCAAGTTATAATTTTAAATTAATTAATTAAATTGAATAATTAGATAATTAAATTTAAATTTTAATAAATTTTTGTTTTTATAATAAAATGTCTTCATCAAACAAAAAGGATAATATATCAAAAAATAACAAAGATAATAAAGATAATAAAGATAATAAAAATAATAAAGATAGTAAAAAATATAATACGCGTTCTATTAAAAAAGATAAAAACAAGAAAAGTTTACCACCAAAAATAGATAAAGATAATCAAAATAATCAAGACAATATAGATGATGATAATAAAGATTTTAAAAGAAAATTTGAAGAAATTAATAAATTTTTAGATAATAATAACACAATATTTATTATTAATAATAATGATAATATTAAAAATGAAGAAGTAAAATTAATTAAAAATATTAATGATTTATTTTCAAGTATTAAAAATAATAAAAATAATAACCCTAAAATAAATATTAATCAAATTAAAAATAATAATAATAAAAAACATAAAAAATCTGATATTGAATATATTGATTTATATGATGACGATGAATATGATGATGATGAATATAATGATGATGAATATAATGATGATGAATATAATGATGATGATGAATATGAAGAAGAAAATGAAATTATTGATGGTTTAGACGAAGAATTATATGAATTAAAAAATATGAGAAATAAATTAAATAAAAATAATGATTTAAAAGATTTTAAAAATGAAATAAAAAGCAGAATAGATTTATTAAAAAAAAATGAAAAAGATATTATAGCTAATCCTAATTTTGAAAAATACTCTGCTAAAGAAATTGATTACTTTTTAAAATTATCTAAAAAAAATAAAAAAAAAGTTATTAATATTGAAAAAATTGCTAATAAATTCTACAAAGAAGAAATACCATTACGTTTTCGTATTTTAAATTCTAATATAAATGATAATCTTAAATCTATTGCTTTAAAAAAAGTTGATTATTTAAATACTATTAGTGAAAGAAGTAGTGAATATTTTAGAACATTATCATATATTGAAAATTTGTGTAAAATACCTTGTGGAATTTATAAAAAATTACAAATTAATAATAAAAATACTCCTGATAAAATTTCTAATTTTTTAAATAAATCATATAATATTTTATCCGATAATGTATATGGTCACAATAAATCAAAAAAACAAATTATACAAATTATTGCTCAATGGATTTCTAATCCAAGATTAAAAGGTAATGTAATTGGTATACATGGACATCCTGGTGTAGGTAAAACTAGATTGATTAAAGAAGGTTTATCTAAAGCATTAAATATACCATTCGTATTTATACCTCTTGGTGGTGTGAATGACAGTGCTTATTTAACAGGTCATTCATTCACTTATGAAGGTGCTATACACGGTAAAATAGTAGATTCATTAATGAAAGCGGGATGTATGAATCCTATTATATATTTTGATGAATTAGATAAAGTAAGTAATACATCAAAAGGTGATGAAATAATTAATACATTAATTCATTTAACAGACCAAACACAAAATAATAAATTTTATGATAAATATTTTTATGATATTCCTCTTGATTTATCTAAAGCATTAATTATATTTACTTATAATAATGATCATTTAATTAATCCTATATTAAAAGATAGAATGATTAGAATTAATACAGATGATTATACTAAAACCGATAAATTAAATATTGCACAAAATTATTTAATTCCTGAAATAATGAAAGATTTTAATATATCAGAAGATTTAATATATTTTACAAAAGATATTATAGAATACGTAATTAATAAAACAGAAAAAGAAAAAGGTGTACGTAATTTAAGACGTTCTTTAGAAACTATTATTAGTAATTTAAATTTATTAATGTTAACAAAAACTAATAATAATAATTTTACATCTATTGATTTTAATATAATATTTCCAGTTAAAATTAATGAAAAAATTGTTGATAAATTAATTGTTCCATATGATGCATTTAAAAATACATCTATAGAACATCTCTATCTTTAAAATTTTTTATTAAATTAATTAATTAAAATTTTTTGTTAATTTAATTAATTAAAATTTTTTATTAAATTAATTAATTAAATTAATCTGTGATATTGTTAGGTGGCATAAATTGTATTTTATTTTTAAAAACTTCTGGTAATTTTTCTTGTATAAATTTCATACTATAATTTTTATAAATATAGATTATCATTTTAAGATAAAAATATTTTTGCATAGGTTTTAAATTTTTAAAAGCGTGTATATTAATCTCCCAATATTTTTTTGTAGGGCCTCCAAAATGAAAAAATGTTATATCATCTGTCTTTATATCTCTGTCCAAATTATAAAATATTATTACGTGAAATTCTGGAGGTAACAATAATACGTGTTGTGGATTTAATAATTGATAAAATACTTCTAAACTATCATCACCACATCTTGGCATATTATGTTTTAAACAAGCTTTATAATATTCTACTATTTTATCATAAAAATTAATTTTTTCTAATCCTTTTACATTATATATTTTAATTCCACCAGATATTCTTTCTTGTTTTATGTCACCTTTCCAATACAATTTTTTTATTTTATCAAAATCATTATTAAGTGTTTTAAAATTATTTATTGTCCAATTCTTGGAATAACTACCAGCAATATGTTTTATTTTTTCTAATTTAATATTTACTTTTTTATTTGTATATATGTCTGCTTCTGTTTGTAAAATATAATCATAATCACTTAATAATTTATAAGCATAAAAATGATAAAAACATTCAATTGGATAATTTATTGAATATGGTCTTTTATCTAAATCATTAAAATCTTCTTCTAAATTAATCTCAAAAGTTTTTATATTATATTTTTCACATAATTTCATACTTTCATCACTATATTTTGTTCCTATCATTACCTTATCATAATCTGGATTATATACTTCAAATTGATTTAATGCTACAACTGATTTAAATACATAAGCATCATTACAACATATATACACAGCTTTTTTCATTTTTTTTATTAATTTAATTTAATTTAATTTCTTTTTAAATTAAATTTTAAAATTAATTATTTAATTATTTAATTATTTAATAAAAAAAATTTAATATTTATCATTTATAATTTTTTCATAAGATTTATATTTTAATTCATTTTTTGATTTTTGTGGAAATACACCATCTCCTCTAGATGCTATTAAATTATTTTGTTCTTTATTATAGCATACACATCCCTTTGAACAACTATAATTTGTTCCTTTTCCAAATTCACAACATTCTGCTTTACAATCATTGTATTTAAATAATGATAAACTTTTTTCATCACCCATCACAATAGGAGCATTTTCACTTGTATTTTTATATGAACTATCAAAAGTCTTTATATCCCAATGGGTAGGAGTACCAAATACAGTTTTAACTTTTTCTTTTACTAATCCATTTTCTTTAATTTCTTCATTGAATTTTTCTACTATCCCTGATATATCATCTAAATTATTTAAATGTTTAATTAATTTTATAGAAGTTAATATTATTAATAATAATATTAAAATATTTACTATAGAAGATTGTTCAGCATTCATTTATTTATTAAAAATATTTAATTTAAATTTATTTTATTTAATTGATATTCATAAAGTTTTGTTGAAAATAATTTATAGTAATTATAGGTATATTATTTTCTAACGCTTTTAATTCTTTTTTTCCTTTTTTATCTTTATTTTCTTTTATAATTAAATAATTTGTTTTAGAATTAATATTGTCTTGTATATTACCATTATTATTTTTAATATATTCTTCTAAATCATTAGAACGAAAACCACTAAATACAAAATTTAAATTTTTTATTTTTTCATTAATATTATCATTTATATTGTTATTATTAATTTTATTATAATTAAAATTAATATTAATATTATTTTTTAAATTAATTAAAAAGTTTGAAACATTAATAAATTTATTGATAAATTTATCAGCAGTTTTAATTTGTATTCCAGGAATTTTTATTAAATCTTCTTTTTTGATTTCTATATTTTCATTTTTTTCAATTATGTTTTTTAAAAATACATAATTATCTAATTCTTTTTCATTCTCAAATTCTATATTTTTTTTTATAAAATTATTTAATTCTTTTAATATCAAAATTAATTTTTTATCACCAAAACCTCTACCAAATTTATTAGAAGCTATTATTATATCTATTATATCACAATTATTTACCTTTTCATTTATTGATTTTAATATATTTAACGCACTCTTTTCTTTTATTCCTTCTATTTTTAACAATTGTTCTTTAGTTATTTTCAATATATCAGTTATATTTTTATATCCATTATCGTATAATTTATTAATTATTCCTTTTTTTATATTTTTAAATTCCATTTTATTAGCAAAATGTTCTAATTCTTTTTTTTCTAATTCTGTTTTTATGTTTTCTATATCTTCTTCTTCATCTAATATATAATGTACTTTATTATCATCCCATTTATATTTACAATTTTGAGGTTTAGAACCACCATCACTTAAACCTATATCTATTATTTTTTCTATTTTTGGTATCACATCTCCACTTCTTATAACAAATAATTTACTTCCTATGTTTATTTTGTTTTCTTCTATAAATTTAGCATTAATACCAGTTGCTTTTGATATAATTACTGAATTAATTTCTGTTGGTTCAAATAAAACTACAGGTTGTAAATATTTGTCTTTTGTAATATTCCATTCAATACCTAATACAGTAATAATTGCTCCGTCTTGTGTTGAGATATCTTTATATGCAAAAGAATATTTTGGATTTTCTTCTTTACGTTTATATATGATGTTATGAGTACAAATAATACCGTCTATGTCATAATTAGAATTTTTTTTATAATTGATTAATAAATTAGATAAATTAATTTTATAAGAATTATTTTTGTTTAATTGATTAATATTTAATAGAATATTATTGGGAATATTAAATTTAAATTTTTCTAAAAATTTAAATTGTTCAGATGGTTTTAAAACAGGTTCAATTACTTCATATGCAATAAAATCAATATATTTAATTAAATTGGTGTCTATAGATTTTGAATTTATTAAACCTGCTACTAAATTACGCGAATTTTTAGGATTTTGTTCATTTAAATTTTTAATAAGTTGAAAATTATTTTTAGAAATAATTAATTCTCCGCGACAACTAAAATAATTATTTTCTATTATATTAGAATTATCTTGTTTATTTAAAAATTTAAGATTATTTATATATTTGATTAAATAACTTATATCTTGTCCTTCGTATCCATTACCTCTTGTAAATAATTTTAATTCATTATTATTAAAAACAAATAATCCTGATATACCATCTAATTTTTCTGAAATTAAAAATTCATTATTATCTGTATTTTTTTTTAACTGTTTTAAAAACCATTTCTCTAAATTATTATCATTATTTTTAATTTTGTTCATACTTCCCATATAATATGGTAATCTTACTTTATTTTTTAACTCTTCTATATTAACTATACCTACTAAATCATTTGTATTATTAAATTTATTATTAAAAACTTCTTTAATATAATCAAATATTGTATCATCAATTAAATTATTACCTTTATAATATTCATCATTTAAATAATTGTATAATATTTTTAATTGTTGATTATCTAATAAATTAATAAATTCTTCTATATTTTTTGTTTCTTTTAATTCATTTAATAAATTAATTTCTATGTTGTTAGTAATTATATAATTTTCTTTTTCTAAATTATTTTTAATTGATGAAGAGGTTCTTTTTCTGGTCATTTTAAAATCTAATTAATTATTTAATAATTTGTATAATATAAATGTATTTAAAATAAATAAATCAAATTTTAATATTATTAATAAATACTAATTTTTATTTAAATAATTTAGATAAATATAATAAAATTAAATATGGATTTAGATAATAACAATGCATTATTGGATAATACTAATAATGATATATACAAAGATATATATGAAGATATATATGAAGATAATATGAATAATAACAATGAAGAACATAAATTAATAAAAACTTTTTGTAAAGAGATTAAAGAAATAATTATAAATTCTGAAGGTAAAATTATTAATATGTTAAAAAATAAGAATCCAATTAATTATATTAATTATTATTATACAATTGAAGGAATTATTTTATTTAAAATAATTACTATAGATATTATAAAAAAATTAATTAATTTAAATTTAGAAAAATATAATGATAAAATTAATTATATATTATTAAAAAAAAATAATGAATTATTTTATTTTAAATTTAGTTATGGTAATAGTAAAATATTAAAATTATATATTTATAATATAGAAAATGATTATTTTTTTTATAATATGTATGAATCAAATTTTGATATAAACACTATTTATAAAGATATTAATGGTTATAATATTTTTAAATTATTTTTTAATACTTCTAATATTGAATATTATCAAGTTAAAAACAGAATTAAAAATAAATTTTTTTGTTGTTTAAGCAATGATTTACCTGTATTTATTAAAAATAATGAATTATTTTATAAACAATATAATTATTTTTTTTATAGTAAATTATTATATGCTCAAAATCTTGTATATGATGGTTGGATAATGGATGAATTTGATATAAAATATGATAATTCTAATTGGACTTTAAATTATTGGAAAAATTATATAAATAAAATAGATTTAATTAAATTATGTAATAAACAAATTATTGATAATAAATGTTATTGTTGTAAAGAACACTTTAATGATGATGATATTGTTTTTAATTATAGTCATTTTGTATTCCATTTTAATTGTTTAAAATTTGTTCTATATAATTAATTAAATAAATAATTAATTAATTAATTAAAATGTTTAAGATAAAAAATTAAATAAATAAAAAAATTTAATAAATTTAATAAATTTAAATTAATTAATTAAAATGTTTAAGATAAAAAATATTAAAAAATTTTTTAATAATATTTTTTATATAAATGTTATTTACATAATTATTTTTTTAATAATTTTATATATAGTATATTTAATTAAAAAATATGATAGTAGTAAATTAGAAGAAAAAAAAGATAAATTGATATATGATATAAAAACTGAAAATATTAATTTTTTAAAACCAATTGATGTTTTTGATAAATTAGATAGTATTAAATTTTTTAATAATTTAAATGATAAAGATTTAAAAGTTAGAAATGTTATAAGTTCTAGTGAATATAAAACAATAATTAAGACTAATTTAAAAGAATTTACAAAGAAAGAAAAAAATATTTTAATTAAATTAATTAATAATATTGATAAAAAAATTAATAAATATAAAAAATTAAAAGATATAGAATGGAATTTAATTAAAATAAATTATAATATAGAGAATGGTTTAGCGCATACTCATAAAAACATAATATTTTTGCCTGAATCTTTTTTTATTACTCCAAATGAAAACACATTATTACACGAATTATTACATATTTATCAAAGAAATTATAAAATTAAAACAATAGATTTTTATAAAAAATTTAATTTTAATATTTTAAATCAAAACAAATATTTTTTAATTAATAGCAATAATAATAATAATAATAATAATAAATTAATTAAAATTTCGGATGAATTAAAAAGTATTGAATTAAATAAAAGAAATAATCCAGATTTATATAATTATTTTTCATTTAATAATTTATATTTTTATAGCAAATATATAGATAATCCAAAAACTTTAGATAATATTAATATTGAATATTATAATATAGTTGATAATAAAATAGGATTAGATATAATAAAAAATTTAAATAATGAACATAGTAGTTTAATAAAGGATGATAAAGACAATAATTATAAATATGAAGAGATTTATCAAAAAATGAAAAATTCAAAGGATAAAGTGAATGCTAGAGAAAATTTTGACAGTTTTAAAATAGACTCTTATTTATATCAAGATGATGTTGAAAATCATTTAAGTTATGATAATAATGAAGTTAGAACAGAATTTAATACAATAAAACCATCGGTTTTAAATAATTCAAAAGATAAATTACAAGATAAATTTAATAATAAAGAAATTAATAAAAAGTTTTTAGATAGTAATCAATTGTATTATAGTGAGAGTATAAATAAATTTGATAAAAATAAAAAGATAATTAAATTATTAAAAAGAAATGGATTGCAGGTTGAACATCCTAATGAAATCTTTGCTATATTGATAGCAGGATTTATTTTAAATAATTATGATAATAATTTACTTGAATTAGATAATTTAATTAAATTATTTAAATTATTAAATAAAAAATTTGTTAAAGAAGATATTGAAAATATTATTTTAAATTATTTAAATTAATAAAAAAAGTTATAGTTCTTAATTAAACTTTTTTTATTGGTATTATGCAGTTGTTATGAGGTTTTTATGTTGTTGTTGTGGGGTCTTGTGCTGTTGTTATGGGGTCTTGTGCTGTTGTTATGGGGTCTTGTGCTGTTAGTACGGAGAGGGCTTGTATCCGAAATTCACGTAATAGTCCCAGATGACTTTGTAGAACCTTTCTTGTACTTTTGTGTGTACTATTTTTTTGGCGAAAGGACACTGTGACGTGTATGTGATTTCGAGACAATTCAATGTCTCTGTTCTCATGGCACTTTTTTTTCCATCAGCGTCTATCGTTTGATAGTTGAATTTTTCGTTCTTGATGAAAACGCGCAGTGCGAGTGTGGAATTCACAATTTCCTTGATGTACTTTGCTTCTTTTCCGATGAAGATGCTGACAAGGTCTTTTTCGTTTTCTTTGAACTGTTTGGTGTTCATGTACTTGAAAGGAGTCTTTTTCATCTTATCCTCACCAATGTTCTCGTGAAGAATTTTCAAAAAGTCTTCGTTCTTGAAAACAAGGTCATCGAGAGAGATTGATTCGGTGATTTTCTTCGATTCACCTTCATCCTTGTTTGTGTACTGGAGGTGCTGTTGCGTTTCTTTTTTTGGCTTTTCTGTCGCAGAAGACTTTTTCTTGTAAGAAATCTTTTTGAAGGTTTTTTCTTCATCTGCGTTTTTAATAACAACAGGAAGTTGAGTTTGTTCTTCGTCACCTGAATCGTCAGCCCAAGACTTGCCAGAAAATTTGCGTGACATATTGTTGATTGTTTGGTTTTGGTGTATTTTAACGGATAATATAGCTGAAATATGCTAAGATTTTTAAGTATATAATGTATATATATTGTAAAATAATTCAAATTTTTTTTTTATTAAAAAATTGAATATATTATATATATTTAATATATATAATTGTTATATAACGTTTATATAATACTAAATATATTCTATATTAAATTATATATTAAATTATATATTTTAAAATATATTAAAATATATATTTTATAAAAAATAATATATAAATTATATAGATAAATATATATTTTATAAAAAAATAATATATAAATAATATAGATAGATAAATTATATAGATAGATAAATAGATATATTATAAACATTCAATTTTTTTTATTTCTTTATGAATTCTTTTAAACATTTCGATTCGTTCAATATATATATTTCTTAATTTATCTAAAACTTCTTCATATGTAAACCATTGTATATCTCTTACTTCTTTAATGACTTCTTCATTATTTGGGTCAAACATATTATTTGATACAGTATTATTGTTATAATTATAATTGATAAGATATTTGCCTATATAATAAATGTGTCTATATCTTGTTTTATTGATAGCAATATATATTTCTTCAAAAGTTTTTTTGCTCATAATTTGTAAATTTTTTTTGTGAATACCTGTTTCTTCTTCAAATTCTCTTTTAGCACAATATAAATTTTTTTCGTTTATATTTCTTCTACCTTTTGGAAATTCCCATTCATTATGATTATAAACAGATTCTTCATTATTATTAGTAGTTAAATTGTAGATATAATCTAAATTAATAAATTTGTTATTAATATAATAACCTTCTTTTAATTTATTAAATTTATTTTTAGAATTATCATATTCTTTTTTGAATTTAATATTATTAAAATTTTTCCATAATGTATTCCACAATGTATCAAAATCACTATGTTTAATTAATTCTTTTTCTTTATTAGTAATACATTTAAATATATTACATAAAAAATCTAAATTAGTTAAATCGTATTTACCTCTAATAAATTCAATATAACACAATGAATCTTTACGTTGAATTAGTAAATATTTAATTTCTTTTTTATTATTAATATAATAACATACAATACCGTATGATGTAATAGGATAATTACAAGTTTTAATGGTGTGTCCTAAAATTCCACAATTTAAACATTCAATTGTTTTTTTATATTCTTTTTTATTATTGTTATTATAATTTGATTGTATTGTTGGATTTTTGAAATTAGATAAATGGTTTGATTTTTTTGATTTATTACAAATATATGATGTTTTATTATAGTAATTTTGATTTTTTTTGTAATTGTTCATTTGAAAATAAGGATGTAAATTATACTTATTATTATTAGATATATTATTACAAGCATTATTACATAAATTAGAACTATAATATAACATAATTTTTATAATTTAAAAAATAATATTGAAAAAATTTTAAATAAAAAAACTAAATCTTATATGTATATAATAAAAAAATTTTAAATAAGTATATAAATATCAACAATATTTTTTTATTTTTTTTAATTTTTAATAAGTTATTAAAAAAATATTAAATAAATAAACAATAATATAATGGATAAAAATATATGGGGAAAACATTTTTGGTTTACAATACATTATACGGCTTTAGGTTACCCAAAAGATGCTTCAACAGAAGATAAAAAAAATTATAAAAATTTTTATGAGATAATAAGTAAGGTTTTGCCTTGTGATTATTGTTCGTCTCATTATGAAGAATTATTAAAAGAAATACCTGTAGATAATTTTCTCGATAATAGAGATAAATTGTTTGAATGGACAGTTATAATACATAATAGAGTGAATAGAGATTTAAAAAAACCTGAATGGGAATTAGAAGATGCTAGAAATTTTTATGTTTTAAATCATGGACCTAAAATTATTAAAAATAATAATTCTAATAAAATTATTATCTTAATTTCAATAATTTTATTAATTTTATTAATTATAAAATTAAAAAAAAATAAAAAAATAAAAAAATAAAAAATTTAATTAATTTAATTAAATTGAATAGAATTTTCAGATAAAGAAAAGAAATTTTTAATAAAAAATATTTTTAATTCATTAAAAAATAAATCCATTTTAAAAAAATTAATTAATTTAATTAAAATAATTAAATCATTAAAATAATTTTTATTATTTTTTTTTTCTATTAAATAATTTTTTAATAATTTAATTTCTTTTTCATTTAAACTTTCTAAATTATTTTTTAATTTAATTTTATTAATATAATTAATAAATTCATAAAATATATTTAATTCATAATCATTAAATAATGAAATGTTTAAATCTATATTATCTAAATTAGTTAAATTATTTTTATTATTTTTATTATTTTTAATTTTATTTAAATTATAAGTTGTATTGAGTAAAGGTATATATTTAATTTGATTTTTATTAAAAAAGAATTTATTATTAATTATAATCATGTTTTGTATAATAAAAAATAATGATAATTAAATATTATAATTAAGTTTTAAACATAAATTAATAAAATTGATAATGATGGGGTGAGTTTCTATATTTTTTTCTGGATGAAATAAAACACAATGAATTGATTTAATAGGTTCAAAAAACCCTGTTATAATTTTTTTATTATTATGTATTAAATATGTTGTTTCTTTAAATGAAAAGGGAGTTTTTAGTATTCTATCATTAAAATTATAGTTAGTTAAGAATGTATTATTTTTTTTAATTTTTGTTATATTTAAATTATTAAAAAGTTGATAATCATTTGTTATAATATTAGTAGTAAAATCACCACTTATTTTGTTATTCATTTTTTTTATTTGACTTCCAAATATAGAAGAAATAAGTTGTGTTCCAAAACATATTGTAAAAATTGGACATATATTAAGACAATAATTAATAATTCTAAGATTGAAAGAAAAATCTTGAAAAGATGTATCAATAACTGAATGATGAGAACCTGAAATAATAAGTCCTTTAATATTATTAAATTTTTTTTTATTAGATTCTATAAAATTATCAAAATCTTTATGATTTGATAGAATAATATAATGAAATGATTTATTATAATTATTATAATTAATTAAGAAATTTTCAAGAGGTTTAAAATATTTTTTATATGGAGTTTTATAATTATTGATAACTAAAAACATTTAATTTATTATTATAATTATATTTAAGAATTTATTAATAAATTAATATAAAATTATTTTTAATTTAATTAATTAATTAATTAATTAATTAATTACTTATATAATTATTAGTTTTGATAAAATGGATAGTTTAAGTATAGTAGATGAAATAGATAAAAATAAAGCAGATGTAGATAAAAATAAGATGGATATAGATAAAAATAAAATAGATGTAAATAAAAAAATGGTAGTAAAAAAGAAGAGAGGTAGAAAGAAAAAAATAAAAACACCTGAAGAAATAGAAAGAGAAAAGAACAAACCTAAACAGAGAAGAGGTAGAAAACCTAAATCATTATTTAATCAGTTAACTGAAGAGAATACACAAAAAATTTTAAATAATAATGATGATGATGAAACTATTATTTTAAATTTAAAAATAAATAAAAAATTAAGTAATAAAGATATAAATAATGAAATTTTAGATAATAATAATATATTAAATAATAATATATTAAATAATAATGAATTAAATTTAAAAAAAAATATTAATTCTAATTCATTTGAAAGTAATATATTAAATGATAAAGAATTAAATTTAAAAAAAAATATTAATTCAACTCCATCTGGAATAAGTGCAGTAAATGATTATTATTATTTAAATAATCAAATAAATAATGATAATTATGATAATTATGATAATTATGATATAATAAATGAAGATGGTAGTAATTTGTTAGAAAATAATACAAATAAATTTATAACTAATAATAATTGTTATTGGTGTTGTCATAGTTTTAGTAATCAGCCATTTGGGATTCCATTTAAATATAAAAATGATAAATTTTATACGAATGGTAATTTTTGTAGTTTAGAATGTGCAACATCATTTAATTTTAATGAAAAAAAAAACATACAAGATATATGGGAATGTTATAATTTAATAAATTTTATGTCTCATAAATTAGAATTAAATAATAAAGTTAAAATGGCTCCATACAGAGAGTGTTTAAAATGTTTTGGAGGTAATTTAACAATTGATGAATTTAGAAATCAAAATATAAATACATCAAAATTATTTAATCAATTAGAATATCCTTTAATATCTGTTCAATCACATATTGAAGAAATTAATTATAATGAAAATATTAGTAATGATTTTATACCAATTGATAAAGAAAGAATAAATCGTTTAGAACAAAAAGTTAAATTATCTAAAAAAAATTTAAATTATATAAATAAAAATAGTTTAGAACAAACAATGAATATTAGAATAAAAACAACATAAAATTTAATTAATGTTAAATTTAGTTTAATTAGAAAATCTTAAACCTCCCATTCCATTCATTATACAAAGCATATTATAATTAGTAGCGAAAAATATAATTTCCATATCGCTATTAATAGTTGGATTTTCAAATATAATTTCAGGATGTTGTATAATAGAGAAATTGCAAGTTCCAGATGGTTGTAATTGTTCAGGTTTTATAGCAAATGAGTATGAATAAATGTGTTTCGATGGTACTTTAGAATGATAATTTGATGGTTGTACTATACGAAAATAAGATGGTCTTTTTTTTCTAACTCTTTCTATGTTATTAAATAAAATAGATGCAGTTTTGAATGGTTCATAACTTTTAATTCCTCCAACAGTTTCTACATTATTTAAATCTCTTTTTGATGTTATATAATTAAAGTAATCATTTTTTTTCCAATTTGTATATGTTGTACTCGAAATATTTTGTGTAACATCTGATTCAAATTGGTTTGATGTATTTGTTAATGTTGATGCTTCTGTACCAGCTGTTTTATTTCTACATACCCATAAAATTTCTTTAACTGGATGATTAAAATTAAGCTTGTGTGTTTGTTTAAGTGTTTGTGGTTCTATTCTTTGAAGTTGTTCAATTAAATATTGATGTTTACTTGTAGCAAATTTTGTTCGTTCTTCTTTGTCTAAATAAATATAATCAACTAAAAGATTTACATTTGGTGCTACATTAGGGTTTGATAGTTGTGCTAAATTTGTATTAATCATACCAGTCATTTTTCTAAATGTAAAATAAAATTTAATAGAATGATGTTGTAAAGCTACTAATGGTAATGCTAAACCAGGATTTCTACAAAACCAAAATTGCAATGGTACATAACATATTAATTTATTATCTTTTGACATCCATGTTACTTCATTACTTTCTCCTGAATTTTTTACAGAATATAAATAACTAGTTTTACCTATATTTTTATTAATCATAAAATGATCATTATTTATTATATCTGTTAATTCATTCCATATATCAAACCATTCACTATAATGTGTATTAATGATTTGTTCACCAATTGCAATAGATACTTCTTTAATATAAGCATGTCCAGTATTATTTATAAATGCAGAATAAAATGTAGTTGTTATATCATCATTTACGGGGTCTCCATATCTTGTAATATCTGCTGTAAATTCTAGTTGTAATGTAGATTTGTATAATAAATCTCCTGAATTAGAATTTAATTCTACATATGTTTTTGTTTCATTTACTCCTACAGTACCATCCATTGGATATTCAATAGTTTCTATAGAAAAATTAGTATGTCTTTTATAAACATATTTAAAATAGGACATAATAGGGTTTCCTGTTAAATAAATATCTTGTTCCCCATAGGCTGCTAATTGTAAGGTACCACCTCCCATATTAATATTATTATTGTATTAATATATTTATATAATTATATTATTATTAAATAATTTTTATTTTTATTTTTGTTTTTATTTTTGTTTTTGTTTTTGGTTAATGATTAAATAATTTAAATTATTTATAAATAATAAGTTTAATTTGTTTTATTAAATTATTTAATTTTATAAATGGTTGAAACAAAAGGATTGCATGTTCATACAAATGATAAAATAAGAGTTAAAGATGGTGATAATGAAACAATTTTTATAGGTTTAGAAGAAGCTTTAAAAGAATTTAATGAAGAAAACTTAAATAAAATAACAAAAAATATATTTGATTTAAGTGATAATAAAAAAATAAGTAATGAGAGATATTATGAAATATGGAATGACCAATATAATTTATTAAAAGAAGATTACAGTTTTCACGTTCAAGATGGACACGTTTTATTTTATTTAGGCAAATCACATCTTCATAGATTAGATGATAATTTAATTAATATTATCACCAAATATGTTAATTTTATTTATGATAATGCAAATAATAAAATTAAAATCTCTAAACAAAAAGTATTTAAAGAATTAGAAACTAAAGGTGGAATATCTGAAAAAGATATTAATACACAAGTTAATAAAGATTTAAATATTAATAATATTTTAACATTAATTGGAAATAATCGTCAAGAAAATTTAATTAAATTTAAGAATAAATTAATTTAATTTTTTATTAGAAGCAAAATTATAAATTTTTAAAAAATCAAAAGAATTTGTTTCTTCATTTTCTTTTTCTTCATTATCATCTATTTCTTTTTCTTCATTATCATCTATTATATTACACACATTATTATTAATATTATCAGCATTCATCAAATCATCCAATAAATCTTCTATCGTTTTTTCTTTTTTAATTTTAAAATCATCCAAACTAAATTCACTATTTTCTATGTAATTTACTAAATCATTATTTTGTAATATATCTTCTATATCTGTTATTTCTTTCTTTAAATTTTCTATTTCTTCATTTTCAGTATATTCTAGTTTTTCATTATCATTATATTCTGGTTCTTTAATATTAAAACTTAAATTTAATACTTCATTTTTATCTTTCATTGACAAATTATAATAATACAATGATATATCATATATTATATCTTTAAACAAATAACCAATAAAAATTACAAATAAACTAAAATTTACCATTGTTAAATATGCTATATTAAATAACATTGTTTCATTGTATTCATCTTCATAACTATTTGTTTTTTCATTAATTAAATTATTATAATCGAAATTTGTATCAAAATCTACCATTTTTTATTATTTTTATTAATTATTTTATAAAGTTTTTAAATACATTTTACAATGGTTCCTGCCGGGCTCGAACCGGCGACCTTGGCGTATCTATGCTGCTTATAAGCACCACGCTCTAACCGACTGAGCTAAGGAACCTGTAAAATAAAAAAAAATTATTTTTTAAATTTATGTTAATCTTTAAGACTAACATAAATAATATATGTTGATAATCTTTAAATACTTTTAAAATAATAAAAAAAGTTTTAGGTATTTTGGAACTTTTTTTATTTTTTTTTTTTTTATTAATTATTTTTTTTCATCATCACTGTCTTCTTCATCGTCGCTGCTGTAATCACTACTTTCATCGCTGCTATCAGCATTGTTATAAACTATTATTTTTTTGGTTGTTTTTTTTGGTGTAACTTTTGATTTGTGTTTGGGTTTGGTGACTTTTTGAATTTCTTCTTCTTCTTCTTCCGAATCAGAATCGTTGTTTTGTTGATTTATGGATTGTGATTTTTCGGATTCAGAGGAAGACACACTAGATTTTTTTTTTGATTTGTATTTGGGTTTGGTGACTACTTGAATTTCTTCTTCTTCTTCCGAATCAGAATCATTGTTTCGTTGATTATTGGATTGTGAATTATCGGATTCTGAGGAAGACTCGCCGGATTCATTGAATTCATTGATTGCATTTTGCAGAAGAGAGTTGTATAACTCAAGTGCTTCTTCATTGTCTTTGATTCGGTTCAAGACGATTCCGCAAATTTTAAGATGAGAACCTCTTCCAATCAGGTCTTGTTCTTCAATTTCTTCCTGGGTCATTATGAATTCTTGAAATGTTGTTTGAAATTCAAGAGTTTTGTATGCTCCGGAGATGTACGAAAAAGCATTCGGAGCACGTTTTTTACCAGGCTTCTTGTCGGTTTTTTTGTTGCTCTGAGAACCACCTGAAGAAGTCGTAGTGTTTTTGACAGTCTTTTTTTGTACAAGCTGGGTGATTTTGTTGTTCTTCTTCTTAAAACTACTCACAAAATCATCAAATGCGTCTTCGTCCTCAAGGAGTTCGGATTCTTTCAATTCAGTGATGAATTTGTTGAAAAGCTCAAATTGACGCTCTTCAAGTTGAGAAATGACGAGTTCGTTGAGTTTGTTCGCAATTGATTCCATTGTTGTTTAGTTAAGATTTATAGATGTTACAATTAACAATTTTAGTTTATATTGTAATATTCATTTATATATAATAAATTCAATTTTTTATTTTTTGAAAAATTTGAATTATATTAATTATAATATAATGTTTAAACATAAATATATATAATAATTTAATTTACAATGAATTTGAATAATATAAATTGTTTGAATATTGATGATAAAAAGAGATTTAATATATTGATATGTAATAAGTTAAATATATTAAAATTTAAAATTAAAAAATTAATAGAGAATAGAATATTGAAAGAAGATTATAGTTTACCAGGTTTATATTATGATATTAATATTATTTTTGAAAAGACATTAGATTATTTTAAAGAATATAATACAGAAAATATTTTAAAAACAAATAATATATTTGATAATATTGAAGATTTTTTAAATTTAGAAGATATTAATAATGATGATAATGAAGAAGACAAAAAATTAGAAGAAGAAACAGAAAATATTATAACTTATATAAATAATAATTTATCTGATACATCATTAGATACATCTTCTGATATGTCATCAGATTAATTAAAAATATTAAAAGTTATTTTTCTGCTAATTTATCAAATAAAGTTTTTTTGTCTTTTTTTTTAAATCCACTTATAATATTTATTATTAATACAGATATACTTATACCTAAAATACAAAATGCGATTAACCAACTCATATATATACAATTAGATTTTGGACTCAATTTTTTTTTATATAATTCATTTATTTGAGTTCTAGTTAATAAAGTTTCATTTCTTGAAAATACATTACCTTTTTGTGCTACTAATTCTTTTTTATCAAATAAATGAAAATTAAAATTTAAACAATTAATAGTGTATAGTGATAAAATTGCAACTAATATTAAAAGTATTATAGATATCCATTGTCTTATAGAAAAATTATATTTTCTAACAATTTCGCCAGTGTCATTATCATATTGTTTTTCTGGTGTTAATATTATAGCAAATAATATTATGTATCCAAACAAAGCTATGAAAGTTGGATAATAAAAATTAAAATTCATTTTTTATTTAATAGAATAATAAAATAAAAATTTGATTTAAAATTAAAATAATTTATTAATTAGATAATAAAAAGATTTAATTAATTATTTTATTAATTTTTATAAAAATTAAAATTGATATTGATTGTAATAATGGGGATTCCATATTATTTTAAAAAAATAACAGACGAATATCCTGATGTTATACAAACTAAAGATAGTTTATTTAATAATAAATTAATTAATTATTTATTTTTAGATTTTAATTGTTGTATATATGGTTGTGTGAATGAATTAGTTAAAAATGATACAGAATATAAAAATAACAAAGAGTTTGAGAAAGATTTAATTAAAAAAGTTTTAGAATATATTGATAAAATATTTAATTATATAAAACCTAAAGAACTTTTTTACATATCTATAGATGGAATTCCTCCTAGAAGTAAAATGATACAACAAAGAAATAGAAGATATATGAAATATTGGAAATTAAATAAATTACCTAATAAAAAAAATATATATGAATGGGACACAAATGCTATTAGTCCTGGTACAGAATTTATGAATCAATTATCAATAAGTATTAAAAACAAAATAGAAACCGAAGATAAATTTAAAAATATTATAAGTATTTTATCAGATAGTATAGAAGAAGGAGAAGGTGAATTTAAAATATTTAATTATATTGATAATAATTATTCAAAATTATTTAATGATAAAAGTTGTAATGAAACAAATAATGAAATAGATAATAAACAATGTATAATATATGGATTAGATGCTGATTTAATTATGTTATCGATGTTAAATGCAGAAAAGTTTCATAAATTAAAATTTTATTTATTAAGAGAGCCTTTATTTTTGGAGGTAAAAGATTATAATAATGAGAATGTTCCTTTTATATTTTTAAATATTGAAAAATATATTAAAAATATTAAATTTTATTATAATGATTTTTTTCCGAATGAAAAGAGAATATGATACAAAATTTTGTGTTTTTGTGTTTTTTCTTAGGAAATGATTTTGTACCTCATTTGTCTTATTTAAATTTTAAAAACGAAGGTTTAGAGCATTTATTATCCTGTTATAAAAGAACATCAATTTCATATAGTGATATTTATCCAAATATATTATTTATTGATAATTCTAATCAAAATGATGATGATAAAATAAAGATAAGTTATATGTTTATTAAATGTTTATTATCAGATTTGGCAAATGATGAAGAAAAAAAATTGGTTGAAATAAGTGAAAGTTTTTATAACAAGAGACCTTTTGTTAAAAGATGTAAGAATGAAGAAGAGTATAATTTACAAAAATTAGAATTATATCCATTGTTTAATAAGCCAGTAGATAAAATAATTATAGGAGATTTTGAATGGCAAAAAAGATATTATTTTTATAATTTTGATTTAAAAATTGGTAATAATCTAGATAATACAGATGATATTTGTTTAAATTTTCTTGAATCTATTGTTTTTACTTTTGAATATTATTTTTATAAAAGATATCACAAAACCTGGTTTTATCATTATAATAATACTCCTCTTATAAAAGACATCTTTAATTATCTTAATAATCAATTAATTTTACATAGTATTATGTTTTATAATACTGACAGTAATAATACTGATAATACAAATAATAATAATAATACTGAAAAAACTGATAATACTGATAATAATAATACTGATAATACTGATAATAATAATATTGGTAATACTGATAATAGGAGTAATTATAATAATAGGAAATATGGTGATAATATAATGGATAATTATGAAATAAAAATAGAATATAATAAATTATATCCTAATATAGATATAAATACAGAATTGCAGTTATTGATGATATTGCCTCCTCAATCAAGTAATATATTGACTACAAGATGTAGTGAATTAATGAAAAATAAAAAATCTAGTATATATTATTATTTTCCTGTAAATTTTGATATAGAAATTAATTATAAATATTATTTATGGTTGTGTACTCCTATATTGCCTTTTATTGATTTACAAAAAATTTATAATGTTTATAAAAATTTAAAATAAAAATTTAAAATAAAAATTAATTAATTAAATTAATCAAGATAAATATATTTTTAAGAAAAATTAATAATACATTTTGTAGGATTGTTATGTATTTGTATATTTTTAGTAATATTTTTTTGGATTGAATAATAAATAATTTTTTTTTTATTAATAACATTTTCTTTTTTTGTTAAAGAATAATTAAATATTCTTAACATTTGACGTAATATTGTAATACATTTTTGTATATTAAGATTATTTAAAAACATTTCATATTTACAAGGTAGATAATAGATAACTAATTCAGGTAATAAATCTTCTATTTTTTCTTTTGTTTTAAAATCAACTAAATCTTTTTTTGTAAATTTTTTTTTATCATTTAAATCTTTTAAGTTAAAACAATTAATTATTTTTAATACAAATTCTAATTCAGGTATTTCCTGAAATAATTGAAATTTTTTTGACATATTTTTTTCTTTCAATTTATTTTCATTATAATTTTCATTATAATTTTCATTTATTTTATCATTTTCATTTGATTGATTATTATTTAAATTAATATTATTTAATTGTAAAATTTCATTAATTTCTGGTTCATTCTCTGAAAAAATAGAAGATAAAGAAGGTGAAGTATAACATATATTATTATTCATTTTAACTTAATTTTGTAAGATATTTTTGAAAATAAAATAAAAAATAATTTTATAATTTTCTTTGTTTTGAAATGATATTATAGAATGTTTCTTCTGTTTTTTGTGTATTATTAAAATTACCTAAAATTCCTAATGTAAATTTATTAAAATCAAAAATAATATTTGAAATATTTATAATATCTTCATTTTTTATTTTATTTACTTTTTCTATATAATTATCTAATTTAAATTCTCTATTATAAAATAGATTTTTTGAGACAAAATCAAATAATTCTTCATTGTCTTTATTAAATTTTAATTTTTTTATATAAATTTTTTTATAATTATCTAAATCTTTTCCAAAACCTATTTTTTTTAATTTATTTAATAATTTAAATATAATTTTTATTGATTCTTTTAATTCTTTTTCACTTTTTGTAGTTGTATTAATATATATATTTCCATAATGTTTATAACTTATATTTTCTAAATTAATAGAATATATATAATTTTTTTTCATTCTTAATTCTTTCATAAGTAAACCACCTGGATGTATTCTAAAACTATTCAAAATAAAATTAATTAAATAATTTTTTTCATCTGTTCTATTTAAACTTTTAAATATAAAATTAAATGAATATAATTCAAAATCTATATTTCTTATTAATAATTTATAATCAAATAATTGTGTATTTTCAGGTATTGTTATTGCTAATTTTTTTGGTTCTTTAAATTTTTTTTGACAATATTTTAATACATTATTTTTTAATTCTTTTTTACAACTAAAAACAATTAAATAATCATTTAAGTATTTTTTATTATATTCTTTCACGTCTTTTAGTTTGATATTTTTAATACTTTGAACTGTTCCAATTATGCTTTTTTTATAAGGATTATCATTTCCTAATATAGAAATTTCATCTGATATATCATCTTCATTATCATTATTTTCAATTAATACTTTATTTCTATATAACATCTCTTGTAAAATTACATTCTTTTCTTGTTCTAATATTTCTTTATTTATATTTAAAGAAAATGCAATATTATACATCAAATCTATTATTTTTTTCCATTCTTTATCATTAGAATTTATATAATAACAGGTATGATCACGAGTGGTGTATGCGTTTTTTAGGACAACATTAGATAAATCTTTATGAAATTCTTGTTTAGAATAATTTAAGGTGGTTGTTACTTTTAGATGTTCTAATAAATGAGATATACCTTCTTTATTTTTTGGTTCGTGAATACTTCCTATAGGAAAGTATACTTTAATAAAAAAATTATTTAATTTATTTTCAACATATTTAATATAATCCATAATAATTTATTTAATTAATTAAATTAAATAAATTATTTATAAAATTAATAAATAAAATTAATAAATAAAATTAATAAATAAAATTATCTAATGTATATATTAGGGAATTATGATTTTAGATAATTTTAAAAATAATACTTATGGAGAATGTAAGATCATAAATGTTATTACAAAAGAAGAATTTATTAATAAGTTATCTTCTATAGATAATTTATTAGAAACAAAATGTTATACAACATCGTGTAGATATAGAAAAGAATATCTTTTAGGAAACAAAGATATTATTTTAAATTTATTACAAAAATGTTATAATTAAAAAATTTAATTTACAAGTTTTCTAATAGAACCAATTCTTTTTCTTAAAATATTTTCTAATTCATCTATATAATTTATTTTATTAATTTCTTTTGTATTTTTTTTTTCTTTTAATATTCTATTTTTTGCTGATTTTAATTTAATATTATTATTTTTAATTTCATTACAAACTTTTTCAAATGGATTTTCTTCTATAATTTTTTTATCAAAATTAATATCTTTTCTTTTTTTTAATTTTAAAGTATTATTTTTTTTATTTATTAGTGGTGGTGGAGGAGGTGGTGGAGGAGGTGGTGGAGGTGGTGGTGGAGGTGGTGGTGGTGATGATATATTATTTGATAATGATTGATTTAAATTAATTGAAAACATACAATCAAAATTTAAAAAATCACAATTTAAAATTTGTAATAATTTATAATTAAAACCATAATTTAATTCATTAATCCAAAAACTTTTTAATTGAATAATACATTTTACTTTAGTATCACTTTTAATTGTGTCTATACTAATTTTCTCTTTTTTTAGATTATAAATATTAATATTATTTTTATAATTATTTTTAATAATTAAATTATTATTATCAATCGAATTATTAAAATTTTTATTAATTAATAAATTTTTATTATAATTATTAATTTTTAATTTAATAAATTCTTCTAATTTTTTTATAAAATATATAAAATTATTATTATTTTTAATATTAATTAAATTAATAGATTTAATTAAATCTTGATTAATGTATTTGTGTAAATTTTTAATAAATACATATGGTGTTTCTATTAATATTGGAGAATTATTCTTATAAATATTAAAAATAGTGTAATTGTCTTTATTAAAAGGTTTTTTAATATTTAAATTTTTAAAAATATTATTTAATATTTCTTTTTTTGTGTCTTTAGTTAAATTAAAATTTGATAAAATTTCCATTCATATAAATATTATTATTATATTATAACGATTAAAATTTAAATATTATTTTTCAAAATTTAATTAAATTATTTAATTAAATTTTTTAATTAATTTAATTAATTAAATTAATTATTTAATTAATTTAATTAATTAATTATTTAATTAATTATTTAATTTATTTAATTTATAATTTTTATAATTTAAATAAAAAATGGATAAAAATAATTTTGAGTTTGATAAATTTTTAAATGAATTAATTGAAAAACAAAATATAGAATTAATAAAAGAAATTTGTAGAAAATATAAAAAAAATGAAAGAAGAATGATAATAGATTATTATTCAGGAAAATTTAATTAAATAATTTAATTGAGATATTCATAATTTTTATAATATGTAAGAGAACTAGAAAATATTCTGTATGAATAAAATCCAAAAACATAAATTATAACCATATTTTTTATGAATTCAGAATCTGTTAAATTTAATTCTTTTAATTTATTATTTTTATTATTAACTTTATTACCATTTCCTTTTCCAGTATTACCAGCACCTGCATTACCAGCATTATCAGCATTATTTGTACCAGCATTACTAGCACCAGTACCAGAATTAGCAGCAACATTGTCTGCACCGCTACCGCTACCGCTACCAATTTGTTTAATTTTTTTATCTTTTAATATTTGTAATTTTTCAAATACATTATACTCTCCATTGGTTTTATAAATTGTACCAATTACAACAATAATTATCATAAATATAATTACATTAATAGAAATTTCATCCCAAGGGAAAATTACTTCTTTTTTATAATTATTAATATATGAACAACATTCATAATGTTTTATTAAATCAATATTATTTTTATATAATTCTAAAATATGTGTATATAAAAGTTCTTCATCATCTAATAAAATTTTTTTGGTAGAATCATAATAATAATAAATAGTTTCATCATCGGAATTACTTGTACTTATTTCTTTATATATTACATTATTTTGTTCAATTGTTAAATTATTATCTGAATCTGAATATTCAATTTTTTCAAAATTTGTATCTTCTTTCCTAGGTGTTACATCTAAAAATAATTGTAAGTCTTTAATTATTTTTAAATTATTTACATAGGAGTTTTCATTATTTATTAAATAATCTGAAAATTTTTCTTTATTTAAATCATATAATTTTTCATTATAATTATTTCTAACTTTATATTTATTATATTTTGAGATAATTAATACATTAAAAAATACTACTAATACTACATTACTTAAAAATCCTGTAATTATTACTAATAAATTAGTATTTTTATTTTTAATATATTCATTAAATTCATCTTTAATTTTTTTTGAAAATTTTGAATTTTTATTATTACTGGTATCTTTATTATCTTCACCACCTTCACTACCACCTCCACTACCACCTTCACCACCTTCACTACCACCTCCACTACCACCTTCACCACCTACTTCACTACCACCTCCACTACCACCTTCACCACCTACTTCACTACCTACTTCACTACCGTCTTTAGCAACTTTATTTACATTTTTAGAATTATTATTTTTATTATTTTTATTATTATTATTATTTGATTCTTCTGGATATAAATCAAATATTAATCCAACTAAAAATAATGATGACATAGTAATAATATAATTTTTTAAAATTTTATAATATTTTTGAACATTTTTATATTTATTAAATTCATATCTTATTAAATTGTCATAATTAGTATGTAATGTATTAATATCACTATTAATATTCTGAATACCAGTTATTTTATTATTTAAATTATCATATGAAAAATTACTATAAATTTTACAAAATTTAAGATTATTAATATAACCTTTTTTATTAATATCTGAATAAGTATTATTTACTTTTAAATCTTCATAAATATTATTTATTAAAATTTTATAATTTGCTAATAATTCAAATTTAGTTATACTAATAGGGTCTTCAACATTATTAAAATCTACATTTTCAATAAATTCATATAATGTTTTTATAAATTCTGTTTGATGAATATTATATAAAAATATTTTATGATGTATTGATTTTATACAAATTTTATATAATTCTGAATTTTTTAATTCGTAAATATTTCCTAAACTATAGTTTTTATTTTTTATTAAATCATAAAATTTTTGTAAAACTGTAATATTAGAAATGTCAGAAATATCAGAATTAATAATATTAGTTATAAAATTATTATCACGATAAAATAAAATATCCATCAATTCATTAATTTTATCATTATTATCTTCAATAATATTAGTATATTTATTATCTCTATATATAATTTCTTTTTTAATTTCATCAAAATAAGAATTTATATCTTTTATAAGATTATCCATTCCTAATCTGTTATCATCTGATTTAATTTTCAAATTATTTTTTTTATTTTCTAAAGTTCTAATAATATTTTCAAAATATTCTATAATTATTATTATAGAAAAAATTAAAGTAGCTACTATATAACCTATATGCACTAATTTATATGATTTAAATTTTGGTTGCAATCTTGATTGAACTAAAAGAAATCCAATTATTAATGTTACTATTACTAATATTGTAGATATAAAAACTTGTATACCACGATAAAAATCAATTTCTTTATCTATATCTTCACTAATTTTTTTATTTAATTCATTTCCAGACATTTTAATATATTTATTTTTATATTTTTTTTATTTTATAATTTTAAATTAATATTAAAAAATATATTATAATTAAAATATTATAACTATGAACGTTAACAATGTAGATTTATATAAAAATGTAATAAATGATAATAATACAAATTTAAATAATCCTAAAAAAGAAAAAAATAATATAAATCAATTATTTATTGGTATAATTATATTTTTATTATTAATAGAAATAACTTATAGAAATTCAGTTAATACAATTCGTTTAATTTACAATTACTTTAAAAATTATGTTAAAAATAATATTTTAATGAGAAATGTAAAAGATGATAATAATGAATGGTTAGAAAATGATTATCAAAAAACTAAAAATATTAATCACCAAATGTTATATACACTTAATAAAATCTCAAATAATAGAGATAAAAAATTCCAGCATATAAAAGATTACAAAGCTAAAAAATTTATGGACACAACAGTACATTCTTATATTAATAATGAAACATTACTTAAAAAATCAGATAATTATAAATACAGTAATGTATATAATATTTTTAATTTTATTTATGATGTGTTTACTCCGTCCTCTACATAATTTTTATATCATTTTAATTTTATAAATTTAAATATATTTTAATATTTATTCAATATTAATATAATTAAAATGATAATTAAGATAATAGGTTATTTTATTTTAATATTAATTTTTATTAAATATTATGAAAATTTTGAATTTAAATACTTAAATAAAAATAATATAAATAAAAAAAAATTAAAAAAATTAAATGAAAATAAATTAAAAAATATATTATCAAAAACAAATGAAAATAAAACAAATGAAAATAAAACAAATGAAAATAAAACAAATGAAAATAAAACAAATGAAAATAAAACAAATGAAAATAAAACAAATGAAAATAAAACAAATGAAAATAAAACAAATGAAAATAAAACAAATGAAAATAAATTAAAAATGCTATTTTCAAAAAATAATAATAAAATAGAATTATTTAAAGTTTTATCAAAAGATGAAGAAATAAGAGACCATGGTGTTGGAGTTTTTCCTCAATTTCACATAAATTTTAATAATAAATATTATAAAAAAGCAAATAAATTAAATAAAAATGATTATTTAAATATTAATAAAACACCTGATAAAGATAAATTAGAACTTGATGAATATGATAAATATAATAATAGAATTCAATCGTTTTCTACTGATATTATTGTAAAAAATAAAAATAAAATGATATATGAATTAAATAATGAAGTTTTTAATAAAGAATTTAAAAAATTAATTAACAAAAAATTTGTAGAATATATTCAAGATAATCTTGATTATACAAAAGTTAAACAAAATGCTTTCTATAATAATTATATAAATTTTGATAAATTTATAAAAAAACAAAATAATAATAATAAAAATAATAATAAAAATAAAAATAAAAATAAATTTCTTTTAGTTAAAACAGAAAATTTAAATAATAAAGAAAAGAGTTTGTACACAAAAAGTAAAAAATTAATATTAAATAAAATTAATAAAATAGATAATTTAAAATTAAATTACAAAAATGTAACAGAGAAAATAGATAATACATTTGATATAATACAAGACGATTTAGATAATGTATTCAAACATAAAAATAAAAATGAATATATAATAGAATTTGATATAGTAATTTATAGAGATTATAAAACACATGGAAAACACTTAAAATGTCAAGTGTTTATAAAAAATAATAATATTTATATAACATCATTAGAGGTTATAGGGATTGTATCAGAAGATAAATTAACTATGTTTAAACCTATTAATGAATATCCTAATAATTTACTTAAATACAAATTTAATAATAAATATGTTATGACAAACTTACCAAGAGAAGAAGAAATATATTTAATGTCTGAAGAAGACAAAGCAACTTGGTTCAGAACAAGACTCGCTAAATTAAGACTTGATAGAGGTATTCACGAAGATTTATAAAATGGTTTAAAAAAATCATAATATATATATTTCATAGTGTTTTAACTTTAAACCCTTTTTTATTTTATTTTATTTTAATCAAGATTAATTTCGTCATCATTTTCGCCTACATAATCGAGATAAGATGTTTCTTCTATAACATCATCTGTAATTTCTAAATTTACATTTGGTTCTGCTATATTTTCTCCTTCTGCTGGTTCTTCATCTAATATTTCTGGTACCATTATACCATTATCTTTCATTAGTTTTAATATATCTTTTGTTTCGATTGATAAATTATTATAATAATCTATTTGTTTTTGTTTACTTTGTTCACGATAATCATCCATAATTGTTTTTAAATCTTCTGTTTTTTTGTTTATGTCTAAAAATTCTTGATTTAATATTTTTAATATAATATAGATTATATTTGATACTGTTACTATATAATTATTATTTTCTTCACCACTATAATTATTTAACTCTTTTATCTTTTCTGCAATCACTTCGTGTGTATATATAACTGTTTCTTCATTCTCATCTTGATTTTCATCTTGTTTTTCATCTTGTTTTTCATCTTGTTTTTCCTCTTGTTTTTCATCTTGTTTTTCCTTATCTATCAGCAAATTAAATAATTCATATAAACTATCTAAAATAAAATAAAATAATAAATATATTTCTTTTTTATTTGATATTAATCCCAATTCTTTTTTATTTTCATTATCTTCCAGATTATCATTTAAATTTTCATATTTCAATTCTTTATCAAATATATTTAAATTATCTGTTATCATCTTAAACTTATCCTTATTCTCCAACAAATTCCACTCTTTCAAATCTTCATAAGAATTTACTAATTTATTTAAATTCATTATATCATTTTCTATCTCTTCTATCTTATCTTCTAATCCTAATTTTCTTTTTTTCCTATTATCATCTATCTTTTTCTCCTTAATATCTTTTCTTTCTTCGTCTATATTCAAATTCTTAATTTTACTTAAAATATCTAATATCTTAATCTTATTAAATTTGTGTAATACTCTTTTTATTCTCAATAAATGATTCCTTTCTAAACTATTACTATTATCATTAAAAAATAATACATACATCTTAATATTCTCTAATATATCTTCATCTATCAATAAATAACTATATTTATCATCTGTCTTCTTATTTTTATAATCCTTTAAGTACAATGTTGAATTTTTCTTTAAAATATTAATTAATTTTTCATATAATTTTGATACATAATTATTAAAATTATTCCATTCTTTATTATCTTTAATATCTTTTATCATCTTTTCATCATTCAATATTCTTTCACGATTTATTACTATTTTTTTTATATTTTCATTCAATTTATAATAATCATTATTTTTTTCATTTAATAATTCTTCGGTTATTATATTAATTTCATTGAATTTATTATCATCAAATAATTTAATATTTTTATTAAAAATTAAAATATTTTCATTTTCCTTTTCAGGAACATTTTTTATATAATTTATAAAATTCTCTTTTGATTTTATTAATATCTTTTCTTCTTTACTTATTTTATTTAAAAATTCTGTTACATCTATTCTACTTCTTATATAATTATAATAATTATGTTCTTCATTCAATATTGTCTTACAACAAGAATTAAATATTAAAGGTTTATTAAATATATCATACAACTCTTTATCACTTTTATCAAATATAGTATAAATTTCATACAAATAATTACCTAATTTTGTTTTAGGCCGTGTAGACACATTTAATACAGGTTTATAACCATCCCACGCTTTATCATTATAATTTTTTCTTTCATCATTTATTTCATTATTATCTTTTTCATAATTATCTATTTTAATTAAATTTTTTATATTATTTTTTAATAATTTATTATAATATTCTCTTACAGTTATTATTGTTTTTATTGTTCTTACTATATTAGATGAAACAAATGTAAAATCTTTTAAATTATATTCTTCTTTAAATTCATTAAATACAATATTAGATACAAAGAAAAACAATTGTTTCTCTTGACCTTTTAATATATTTGCTGGATAACCATTAAAAGAAAAATATTTAATTGACCTTCTATCTATTTTTAATATTTTTAAATTAGGATAAACAATTTGAGTAATTATAATAATAAAAGCACATATTATAAACAATAAATTTTGATTAACTATTTTATTACGTTCTATATCATTCTCAAAAATTAATTTAATTAAATCTTTTTTTGATTTATCTTTGTATTTTTCGTTTTTGTTTCTTACACTTTCTAATTTTTTTTCCATTAATATATCTCTAAAATAATCAATTGATTTCACAATGTGTTTTATTTCTTTCTCATTAAACATAAAACCTACTTTTTTTAATATACGTCTTGTTAATATATCATATATTTGTAATTGCTTCATACCACTTGTTGAATTATATTGTTCTTCATCTATTATATAATCTTTCTTGTTTGATGTTAATGATATTTGTTCTTCTTCTATTACTATAGGTATATAATCAGTTCCTTCAAAATTATTATAAATTTTATCAAAATCTACAAAATTTACATCACCTTGATAATTCTTATATTGTATCTCTTTCTTTTTTTGTAATTGTATTTCTTTATATTTATTTGTTATATTTGAATATCCATAATACTCTATCGTATCATTTAACAAATTATTTAATTTAATATTATTTTTACTAAATTTAAAATATTTAATAAATTCTTTTTTATTTTCTAAATTAGATAATTCATTTTTTAAAATATTTAATTTATATTCTTTTTCTATACTCTCTCGTTTCTTACAAATCTCATCATATTCGTCATATATACAACTTTCCTTGTCTTTCATATTAAGATATATCTCATTTACATTTACTAATTCATTATTACAATATGGGAGTCTTTTTTCTGTTTCATTTTTTTCTATTAATTCATTCAAATTAATATATTTAATAAAATCCCATTTTTTATTTTTGTTTAAAAACAAACTTCCAAATGTATTTGATAAATTTTTTTTTGTTAAAAATGTATTGTTTTCTTTATCTAATAAAATAACAAATTTATTTTTGTATAATTCATTCTTCTCGTTATTATTAAAATCTTCTTCATTATAAAATATTTTATGTATTTTTGCAAGTTCATCTGATTTTTCACATTCTTTATTAAGTCTTTCAATATCTTTTTCTAAATTCTCTATTTCACTTACACATTTTTTTATTTCATTTTTAATATTTTTTATTAATTTATCATTTATGTATTTTAAACTATTTTTATCTATATTTTTTACTAATTTATCCAGATTATATGATATTATATTATTATTTTCATCATTTAATAAATCTTCTAAAGATTTTAATATATCTGATGCAGAATTATTTTTTTTAATTAATGATTCTTTGTTTATGTCTATGTCAAAATCTTTTAATAAATTAATATATTCTTTAATAATTACATTTTTTAAATATTGATTAATTAAAATATTACCATTATCATATTGTTTTAATAAATAATTTATACGATGAATTTGTTGATTGTCTTTATTCTCAGTGTATTTGTTTTTTGAATTAAATTCTTTATAACTTAAAAATTTATTATTTAAATTAAAAACAAAATCTTGTTTGTTTTCTTTTATTAATTTATTAAAATTCAAAAGATTATTTAATAATTTATTTTCTTTATTTATTTTGTTTTCTATTAATTCTTTTGCTTGATATTTTTCTTCTTTATCAAATTCTTTTTTTAAATCTTTAATATTTTTATTTAAAATATTAATAAGTTCTTCTGTAATGTCTTCATTGTTTATATTATAACCTTGTTCTATTAACATATTTTCAAAATCATCTTGATTTGTTATAGATAAATTATTATTTAATTTTAATAATTCTAATGATTCTAAATTAATAAATTTTGATAAATAATTATATAAATTAATTATGTAATTATTATTATTAAAATTTTTTATTAAATTTTCTATTGTATTTTTTTTGTTTAATTCTAAATCTAATGAAGACAAATTATCTTTATTATTATCTAAATTATTTAATTCTTGTTGTATAAAAAACATATAATCTGTTGGAAATAATATAATTTCATTTTTTAAATTATTAAATTTTTTTATATATATTTCTTCGTTTTCTGGAAACAAATAAAAATTATTATAAATATTTTTATCATATTTTATTGTTTTCGTTTTAGAATTATTTAATAATTCTATTTCTTTTTCTAATTCAATTATTATTAAATTATTTAATTTAAATAATTGAACAATATTTTTATCATATTCATCAAAAGTTTTTATTTCTTTAATTTTTCCTTTTATTATATTGTATTTATTTGTATAATTTAATACTAAATTAACTGTATTATTAACTTGTAATTCTTCTATATTATCAAAATATTTTTGTAAATTAAATATTTCAAAATTATTATTAGAATTGTTATAATTTTTATAGAATCCTAATAGAGAAGTTTTGTCACCTTCATAAATATTTTTAACATTTTTGTTTAAATTTTGTTTTCTGTTAGATAAAAACCTATAATTTAATTTATCTAATTGTCTTTTATTTATTAAAGACAATTTATTGTTTTTAATGTTATTTAATAATATATTACTATCTGTTTTTTCTTTGTTGTCTAATAATATAAAATCATAATCTTTTTTTAAAAAATTATATATATTATTTTCTAATATATTACGATTATTAAATAAAAAATAATATAATAATTCATTAATATTTGTTTCTGTATTAAATGGATTTTCTAATTTATTTTCATAAACTTCTTTAAAAGGTTTTAAATAATTGTATTGTTCTTTTTGTTTTTCTATTAAATTTTTATTAGAATAATTTATTTTGTTAAGTTTTTTAATATAATCATTTACGATATTAAACATTTCGTCTTTTTCTTCAATAAATTCTGTATAAGTTGTTAATTCTGCTAATAAAATAGGTATATTTAAATTTTTATTATAATTAATTAAATGTGTAAAATCGAAGGGAGATTTAATATTATTGCTTTTCATTTGTTCAAAACTTTTAAAAATTTTTAATAAATTATTGATACTATTTGTAGATTTTTGTTTAGAACATTTATTTAAACATAATAGGATAAGTTCATTTTTAAGTTGTTCATCGGTGTAATTTTCAAATTGTGTAGGTAATTCTTTTAAAATAGATAATTTGTATTCTTTTGTATCACTTGGATAAATAATATCTTCATTTTCTAAAATAATATCTTCTTCAAATTTTGTTTCTTTACTGTAAAATTTATAATTTTCTGTTTCTAATAATATACTCATACTTTATTTTATTAATTTTATTTTATATATTAAATAATTTTTATTTAATTAAATTCTTTAATTAGTTAATTTTTTATTTAATTAAATTCTTTAATGAGTTCTTTTTTAATTTTTGAAAATTCAATCCATTTTTTGTTAATATTATTTAAATCATTTTGTATTTCTTCACAACCATCAATAAATATTTTATTAATTAATTTTTCTTTTTCTTGATTTGTCTTGTTTTTAAAATCTTCATTTTCATTATTTATCTGTAATCTTATAAACAAATGATTTTCTAATGGATGAGGACATCTATAACCTATGAATTTTATTAAATTCTTTCTTTCCTCTCTTACATATTTATTATACATTAATGATTGTAATAAATTACCTATTGTATGTTTTTCTTCAATTATGTTTAATTCATACATATCAATTGTTTTATCTAAATATTTAAAACTGTTTTCTTCTTTTATAATTAATTCAATAATTTTATTTATTTTTTGATTGATAATTAATATAGATTTAAAAAATAAATATTCTGATGGTATTCTGCATTCTGAAGTAATTGTATAATGAAAATAATTAGGTTCATCATAATCATTTTTATGAAAATATTTTTGTTTTTCTAAATTTCTAAAATCTTTTTTGTATTCAGATATTTCGGCTTTTGTATTTAGAATTTTTTTATCACTTAATTCTTTTATTTTTTCTTTTAATTTTTTCTCTGCTTTTTCTTCGTCTACTATGTTATAATAAACACAAGTACTTACTATTCCATATCCACTATAATTTTTTGCAATATTTTTACTTGCTATTGCTTGAATATATATTTCATTTCCTTCGTCTTGTTTGATTAAATTTGGTTTTAATTTAGTAATTAAGATATAGTCATTTGTGATAGGATTTTTTGGAAATATTTTTTCTCTAAAAGTTTTGCTATAAGGTTTTCCTTTTTCATTATGTATTTGGATATCACCTGTGTGTACATCTAATAGAGAATTTGTATTATTTGATTTTTGTATTATAAACTTGTATTTATTTTTATCAAAATCATTAATTTCGTTTACATCAAAACAAAGAGGTATTAAACTCAAACGGTGTTTAATAAATTCATTATGTAAAGGACTTGTATTTTTTATAATATTTACATCAGGATTTTCTGTTTTATAAGGTTCAAATTCAAAAGCAACATTTTCTATTTCAGATAAAATCACACGACGTATTGAATTTAAAATAGATGTGTCTATATTTTTTACTTTAAATTCTATCTCAGAATTTGTTTTATTAAATTCTTTAAATTCTACCATTTTATTATTATTTATTATTTATTATTATTTATTATTTATAACAGATTTATATTATAATTTTTTATAATTGATATAATAAATATTAATCAATTTTTTTAAATATTTTTATAGAATATTTTTATAAAAATATTTTTATAGAATATTTTTATTAATAATGTGTTAAATTTTAAATTAAATTAATATATATATTTTTTTAAGATATAATATGAGTGATAGAAAAAGAAAACCAATATTATTTTATTCTAATTTGTGTAAGTATTCAAATGATATACACCAAACTATAATAAAATGTAATGCATTAGATAATTTTTTTACTTGTAAATATAACGAATGGTAAATTTAAAATACCTAAAATTATTGAAAAAGTTCCTACTATTTTTATTAGAAGACTTTAAAACTAAATTAGAAGATAATGAAATTGAAGAATATATAAAAAAAATTAAAGATAGTAAAACGAATAATATTGAACCAGAACCTGTATTTGATGATAGAGGTAGTATTAGTAATAATTATTCATTCTGGAATGAAGAAGAAAATAATACAGTATTATCTAATCAATATGGATTAATTAGTGATATGGTAAATTCAAAACCTTTAAATGTGTCTGATATTAAAACAGAAAGTAATGATACCTTAAGTGATAGAATGAGTAATTTACAACAAGAAAGAAGCAATGACCTAAAAGAATTAGTTTAAAAATAATGGACCAGAACCATAATTTATTATAAAAATTTAATTAGATAATTTATTATAAAAATTAAATTAGATAATTTATTATAAAAATTTAATTAGATAATTTATTAATAAAAATTTAATTAGATAATTTATTTAAAAGATTTTTTAATAAAATAATAATAAAAAATGGATAAATTAATTAATATATTTAATACACAATTATCTGAATTTATATTAGAATTAATTAAAATATTTCCAGAAGACAAAGATTTTAGGGCATTTAAGAATGGATTGAATTTGTTAAAATTAGCAGATGAAAAAAAACCTTTAGAATTATTTTATAAAGGAATTAATGAAAATGGTTTTGCAGACAAAATTAAAGAAAAAAATGATGATTTCTTTTGCAAAATAATTATGATAATATTATTAAAGAAGCAGATGACAATATTAATGACCAATTAATTAATAAATTAAAGGGATATTGGAAAGATTTAGAAAATAATAATAGAGATACTGTGTGGACATATTTGGCAATTTATTAAAAGTTTCTGAAAGATATTATGAAATGAAAAATTAAAAAATTAAAAATAAAATTTTTTTTTATTAATTAATTAATTATTTTGATTAATTAATTAATTTTGATTTAATTTAATTAATTAATTAATTAAAATATTATGGATAAAACAATGAAATAAAAAAAATAAAAGATTATACTGTGTGGATTAATTATTTATCATTTTGGTATTTTATTTGGTTTATTATGTATTTAATAAAAATAATAAAAATACCACCATCTTATATGGTTTTATATAGGTGCGATTATTTACATTATTTTTAAAATATTTTTTATATTATCAGATAATTATTTAAATCGCATTGAAAATTATAAAGTTTTTATTATTCAACTTACATCCACAATCATATTAGATATTGTACCATTATTGTTTTTATAATAATTTAGGTTTTTATATTAAATTTTAATTATATTTTGATTAATTTAATATTTTTGGTTATACATATTATATATATTAAAATTAAATTTCAATATATTTATAAAAAAGATAAATCATTAAATGAAAGTTTAAACAAAATATATTATGAATACAATATATTTAGTATTCCAAAAATAACTATTAAAGATTATTTGTATTTGAAGTATAGATTTTAATCATTTATATTGTTGCCCATTTGGTTATTTTGGTTATTTTGGTTATTTTGGTTATTATTTGGTCTTTTACGACGAAGTAGTTGAATTATTAGGAAACAACCAACTATATATTCTACTTTTTGCTTGTTGTAACAGATCCTGTGTTAGTGGTAATGTATCTATTTGTTCTGGATCTGGATAATATACCATTCCTTTTGGTGTACAACTACAGTAATCTTCTGATGGAAAATCGGAAGTAACTGTTGATACATTTGTAATTTCATTTACACAAGCATATAGTCTTGATAAACTATCTCCAGTTGTAAATAATACAGAAATATTTTGTTCAAATTTGTTACGTATTTTTTTAAAGCTTTAATATAGTTAACTTGTCCGTGGGTCTCCTATCATTTTTAAAGTATATAAAATTCTTAAAAAAACTATATTTATATTACCATAATTCCAAAAACTATTATTATCAACTCCATCAGGATTTTTAATGTCTTCAATAAGAATTGTCCAACATTCTAATATATTATATATTTTTTTAAATTTTAGTGTAATTTGCATCAGTTTTAGTATAATCGCTTATAAAGTGAAAATTTTTTCCATTTCTATAATATTCATTTATTAAATTTGATAATTTTGTTAAATCATTTAAATTTTCTAAATCAATTATATTTAATATAGTTTTATTTATATTTGCATTCAATTGTGGATAAAAAGAATTAATTCTATTAACTCTTTTATTTATAGTACGTTTATTAGTCATATTAGTCATATTATTATATTCTTTATTAGTAAAATCGTGAAACATTAATAATACAGGATATAATAGGTCATTTTTTTTATTTAACGCAATTTGAAATTTAATATCAAAATTATAATTAATAGTTCCATTCATATTATAAAAACCTGATTTATTTTAAATTTAAATTATCACTATTTTTTCGATACGTGCTATATGTGATATTATTAAAATGTTCTTTATAAGTTTCATTCAATATATCTATTTTACTGTTTTTTGTTTTACTGTTTTCTACTATTAAACTATATAAATTATAATCTGAACCAGTATTATTTTTAATATAAAAATTTTTATCAAAATTTGTAATCTTTTCTAATTTTAATTCATTATTACTATCTAATTTACATATTTCATTTATTTTTTGTATATTTTCTTGAAAATTATCAAAATAAGATAATTTTTACCTGCACCGTCAACAGCAGATGCTGGTGTTTCCATATACCACGATTTTTCATTTGTTGCTAATATTTCTGTGCCAAACTTTTTGTTAAAATTTGTTTTTTTAATTGATTATACATTAAAACTTTATAATTTTCATCAATATTACTGAATATAATCATTACGTTGTGTAGTGTTATTAGGTTGTAAACTTTGTAAATATTGATAAAAATTATCAGAACTAGAATAAAATGAACCAGGTCTCATTAAAACATTACCAAAATATGATAAGACAGATTCACTAGCACCTTGTGAATCTTGAAAAATTATAATTGTTTTATTTTTACTATTTTTAAAAAATTTTGGGTTCTTTGTTTTTTTTCAGTATTACCATAAATATAGTAATTAGTAGCATTTTTTTCCCATCCTTTAGAAAATGGTTGATAATTACTTGTTATATTTTTTTTTTGTGAAATTCTTGGTTTAAATGGAATTTTTATATTAGATGCATTATTTAAAGTAGGATATTTAGTGCTTATATTTTGAACTATTTTATTATTAAAATTTTCAAAAAATAATTCTAATAAATATGTTGTAAAATATGTTGTATGTTGAGTTATATTTCTGTTATATTTCCATATTTTATTAATTTTTTCTGGTGAAAATGTATCAAAAATATCACCTTTATTAACTTCATCATCTCTTGTTATATGATTAATTTACCAAAATCGTGAAAACTGTCTATACCTGTTTCTAATAATTTTTTTATATCATACTTATCAACTTGTATTTGGAAAGAATTATTATCATTTTTTTTTAAAATGTTTCTTTAAAAGTATTATATTTTTTTTTAAAATTAGTATAATTATCAATAACCCCAGTACCCGCAGCACCCCCTTTCTTACTAACTCCGTTTCCATTTTGTCTATTATTTGATTTATATCTTTTACGCGGAGGTGTACCTGGTATTATACTAGGATTAGGTGAAGATGGAGATGTACCTTGTGCTGTTTTGTGTCCATTAAAGTGATTTTGTTTCATTTGTTATAGGTAGTTCAAAATTATTATCTGAAACATCTTTAGTATAATTAACAGGTTTTTCTAAATCATCACTTATAAATTATCTAAATCATCAGTTATAAAATTATCTAAATTATCATATGATTTTATTATTAAATTCATTGAAATATTAAATATAAGATTATCAATAATATTATTATCAATAATATTATTATCTTTTAATTTATTAAATTCTTTATCATTTAATATTAAATTTGTTATTTCATTTATTTTATCATCATTTATTTGATTTAAATTATCTTGAATACTTAAGTTTTCTTTTAAAATATCATTTATATATTCATCAACTTTTTCATATATTTT